ATCTGCCTGCGTAGTCCCACGAAGGGAGCGCCGCTTCATGAGCAAAAGGAGCTGCGAAGCAGCGGAAAGCATCGAAGATACGAGTTTACGAATGGCGCGTGTGAACGGACGGCGAATGCAAAAACGCTCCGTAAGGATCGCACTGCGTCGGAATGGAAGGATGTCGCTTTCGCGACCCGACGCAGGCGAATATATCCCATGAGAAATGTAGTTGTTTACTACACTAAAGTCTGATATAATGTTTCTGGATTCCGGTCTGCAGGCTGCATTTGCAGGCGAAAGGAAGTTAAGAAAGGTTGATACGATATGTTGGAACAAATTAGACAGTCCATTGAACAGGCGCAGATGGTGCTTGTCGGGATTGGAACGGAGTTTGCAGTAAAAGAGGAAGCGCAGGAAGATCCTTTTTTTACAGAGCTTGCCAAGACCGCGCAGACAGATCCCGCTGCGGCAGCGCTGCTCGCATTTCATAAAAGCCAAAAGAAAGTGGGCGGCTGTGAAAAAGAACAGGTTCAGAAGGCATATGAAGTTCTGGCAGATCTTTTGAAGGATAAAAATTATTTTGTGATTTCTCTATGCGAGGACGGTTTGTTGGAACAGGCAGGACTGAAAGAAAATCGAATTCTGACGCCAGCCAAAGAGGGAGAGGAAGAAACGGATAGTGGAGTGTATCCGACAGACAGCTGGGAAACTTACACCAAATGGCTGCAGGGGACATTAAACAGAAATTTGGTGATTCTGGAGCTGGGCGTTGGGATGGAGCTGCCGCAGCTGATCCGTTTTCCGTTTGAAAAGGTTGCATATTTTAATCAAAAATCCTGTCTGTACCGGGTTCATTCCCATTTGTATCAGATGACGGAAGAGATTAAGGAGCGCGGATATAGTGTACCGATGCATCCGGTTACGCTGTTGCTGGAAGAAAAATAGTATTTCTAATAAATAATGAGGAACCAAATGATTGCAATTATCGACTATGATGCCTATCATAGTTTCAGAAACCGCATAAAATAAGGTGCCATGAGCATCGAAGAGTGGCTTAAAAGCTGTTTTTACTAATTATATACTAATTACAGTGCTTAGAATGAATACTTAGGGTACCGCAGTGGGATTCCATTACGGTACTCTTTTTGCATTTCTTATACATTCCATGTACAATTTACCTATTGCAGAGAAGAGGTGAGTATATGGATTTCGACAAAATCGTGGTCTGTTCTGACTGCGGAACTCCATCTAAATATTACGACAAGGTATCAAGAATTGTACGGACAAAAGGGCGAAGAACTACATGTATTTCCGTCCAAAGATTTAAGTGTCCTAGATGCGGAAGTATCCATAGAAATCTACCGGATTATATTTTTCCATACAAACAATACGAGGCCGATGTCATTATCGGAGTAATAGAAAATCTCATTACCTATGACACGATCGGGTTTGAAGATTACCCATGCGAGATGACTATGCTCCGCTGGAAGGCGCAGAATTTGCAACTCCCTTTATGAAATGAATACATATTTTATGGAGGTGCAGTATGAGTAGCGAAGAACAAAGACTGGAGAGCAAAATCCGTTATTTCGAGGACATGATGTTTAGATGTAAGGGATATGAATACCAGAAAGTTGAAACTATCAGAAAAGAAATATCTGATATGCGTATTCAATTACAAAAAATTCGATCTAGGAATACGAGAATGGGTCGCTAGCAGCGACTCTTTCTTTTGTATATATCCACCGAGGTTGTTTTTACCATTGCTTATTTCTAACCTAGAATAGATTTCACAAGGAGGAAATACATTATGGCAACTACAATTAGACCGGAATTATCCGAGAAAAATCCTTATTGGATTGAAAAACATCGCTACTACGAACTGAAGCATTTTTGTTTACAGTATCCGATTTGGAGAAAGGCTTATGCATCTTTGGACGGATTTAACAGCAAACCTGCGGATTGGGCTATGTTCATAGTGACAAGCACGTTGGGCGATCCAACAGCAAAAGTTGGGATGGCACGGGCATATTATTCGGAACGCACCGACATGATTGAGAGAGTGGCTGAGCAAACAGATCAGCAACTTGCTCCGTATATTCTGAAAGCCGTCACAGAAGGTTGGTCCTATGATATTTTGAAAGTTAGATTAGGAATCCCGTGCTGCAAAGACACCTATTACGAATTATACCGGCGATTCTTTTGGCTGCTTAATCGAGAAAGAAAATAGGTGGGGATTCGCTTAAATTACAACTCCCTTTATGAAAGGAGGTTGACGACTATGTCAAAATTAAAGAACGTGATTATTTATTTGTTATCAGTATTGATCGCTTTTGAAAGTGGTGTATTGCTTTTTATAGTGGGGATGTTTACAATGACAAATGAACTTAAAAATGATCAAAAAAATCGGAGAGTTAGTTATCGATCTTATCGACAAGGAGATTGAGCCAGCAATGGCTCTTTCTTTTTATCCTAGATTAGAAAACAGGACGGAGGTTACCGTAAAACATGCTATTTTGATATTTGAAAAAATGCCGGATGGTAATTTTCAGAAAAACTTTTTGAAAGGAGGGGAAACATGAATTTGATAATCGTATTACTGATCGGTGTTGTTATCGGAATGCTTGTATCACGATTTGTATTCAGAGAGAAGTCTGTTGGTTCGTTGAGGGTCGACGAATCAGATCCAGACAGCGGACCTTATTTGTTTCTCGAATTAGATCGTTCCGGGGCAGATGCAATATATAAGAAACGCTATGTTCGCTTACGGGTTGAGCTGAAAAATTATATTTCGCATAAATAACACCCCCTATTATGGAATGAACCTAATAATTATTTGAAAGGAGAACAAAATGGAAGAGAAAAACATCGAAGAATTATTAAGTGGGGAGATTGCAGCGCAGATTGAGGCTTTATCTGATTTGCAGTCCGGAAGCAAAGAGAAATCAACAGCGATTGATGATCTGACGAAGCTTTACAAGCTGAGAATCGAGGAGAACAAGAGCGTATGGGATGCGGATGAGAAATACAATCGACGTGTTATGGATGACGAGTCCAATACAAAAGATTGTGATTTCAAAGAACGGCAAATCGCAGAGCAGGTTAAGGATCGATATTTCAGAATCGGTATTGCAGCAGCAGAATTATTGATTCCGTTGATGTGTTATGGCATCTGGATGAATAAAGGATTTAAGTTTGAAGAAACTGGAACATTTACCTCATCAACATTCAAGGGTTTGATTAACCGTTTTAGACCTACAAAGAAATAAAACGGGGGATTCCAAACGTTGGGGACGTGTGCAATACATGTCCCTTTCGTTTTTTCTTCGCGTATTTTACAAGTGTTTTTATGGAAAGGAGTGACTTTATATGAGTAAAATCTACATTGAAGTACCAAAAACCACAAACATGACCACAGTAAGTATACCTTGCGGGAAGGAGGACGATTACTTATGGCAGTTTACAGTAATATTTGAAGAATGCGAGTATTTGCAAAAACGGATTGTAACCGTATTGGACAACAACTGTGAAGAAGGCGAAGAGCCGACGATTCAGAGTCAAGTTGTTAAGAACGAGAACGATCGTAAAACAGAGTTTGAATACCACATCGATCAAGCAGGATTGAAAGCTGACGTGACAATTATAGTATTCTTCTGTAAGGAGAACAGGATTATTACAGTCGAGTGGTAACCGTATTTCAGGAGATGTGATCAATATTACATCCCCTTTTCTTTTTACGTGAAAAATACATGGCTCTTTATGAGAGAATAAAGCTTTATCTCTTGAACAGATCAATCATGGTCGTTATACTAATAATACCAGTATGGCGAGCGGACAAATTTGAAAGGAGATTTTAGCATGAGTATTTTTAACGAAAAACAGATCAAGGCAATGGAGAGCGGAACATATATCTGCTCTGAGTGTGGAAAAGTAATGGAATTTGAAGACAAGTGGGAGGACACATTAGTATGCCCTCACTGCGGACACAGCGTAGATTTGGATGATTACGGCTGTGAAGGAGATAATAAGTACGAAAACGTATATCCAACCAGAGAGGAAGTTCTAGGAATTGCCAAAGAGGATGATTGTCTGGAAGATAAGTAAAAATATTGGCTAAATACGAGAAGGGTCTTAGAGAAATCTAAGGCTCTTTTCTTTTTTTGGAGCAAGGGGAGTAAATATGCGGTACCATTATCAAAAGCCAGACATCTATTTGTCGATGTACGGTGAACTTTATATTTGCAATCATCCTGTGTATGATCGTTGCACTCTATTTACGATAGGGAATAAAGGTCTCGCAGTGATTCAGCAGCGATTTAGTGCCGATACAAAAAGTACATATTGGACCGAGGTTGATTCGTGGTTGACTGACTCTTTATATTTACATCCAAGATTCAAGGAATATTTTGATAGCCGCTCCGGGGAGTGTACGGACGGACTATATCCGACGGTCACTATAAGACAAATAATGTGGGCATTAAAAATGAAGCCAATACAGCGTCAACGATGGGAAACATGTTTCGATAGACGTGAGATTTGAACGCACTTTTTACAAAGACTTTTATGGAAAAGGAACTAAATAATTTCACATAAAGGAGAATGAAAAATGATTGAAACTTATGTATCTATCGGAAAAGTAACTGATTATGCGATTGGTGTTCTTAAGTATTTCGCTACAGCAAGTTCGATTTTACTGATTAGTATTATCGGAGCTTTGACGGCGTGGATATTTTTGAGTGCGGTCGGTATGATCGTTGCCATCTTAGGTATAATAGCAGCAACTATTGCGTTGACTTTGGGGATTTATGAGTTACATATCCAAAAGAGACGGAGACGCTAACAACGTCTCTTCTTTTTCGCCAAAATAACAGTTCCTTTTATGAAGAACCGAAGCTTTGAAAGGAGTAAAAGGAGCATGGACGAAATGAGAATAGTATCGAAATTCACGAGGGGGATTATTTCTAAAGCAATAAAGATGGTAATACGCAAGAAAACTGGATACAACATTGATATTCAGTTGAACGAGGCTATTACCACTATAAGTGACGGAAAGACTCATCTTCATCTGGATGTAGATGCAGAACTCGATAAAGACGAGCTGATGAGCATCTTAAAGAGTATTGGTTTAAATTAACCGAGAGGGGCGAACACAACGCCTCTTTCCTTTTACTTCGCAAAATTTACAAGGCATATTATGAGAGATAGACAGTAGCTCAGTTGGGAGAGCGCGAGACGATTAAAGTCCCGAAGTCGATGGTTCGAGTCCATCCTGTTTCTCTTTTATTTTTGCAGAAAGGAGCGGACGGATGTCTATCGAACAACTTGACTTATTGCTATGCGATACGTATCAGATGGATGCGTGGTTTCCATTCAGTTGGAAATGGAAGAGAGAGCTTGAAAAATCGAGCTATTCGGTATGGGCTATTGACGAGTTGAAAAGATACATCGTCGGTAGACTTTATCCAAAGAAATCTGGATCGGTTGAGGATTTCATCATATTTGTTGGCGACTTCCGGCGAATGATGAATCGGTTTTCAAAAATCAACCCGGATAACAATTTTATGTTTTCAGTAGCAGTGGACATATCCACAGATGTCCTGGATTTATTACATGCTATGAAATAAAAACGAAAGGAGAACATGATGAAGAAACCAAATCTTCAAAGACTCGCTCATAGGTCAAAAATCTATCTGAGAAAAGCATCACCGACAATATTGTCTGGATTTGGTGCGGCTGGTGTTATTGCAACATCTATATTAGCAGTCAAAGCAACGCCGAAAGCTATTCGTAGAATTCGCAATGATAGTTGTGTTAAGCACGACGGAGATCCGAATGCTTATAGCAAGCTCGAAGCGGTTAGATCAGCATGGGTCTGTTATATTCCGGCAGCAATCAGCGGAACAGCAACGATATTCTGTATATTTGGAGCGAATGTGCTGAGTAAACATCAACAGGCGGCGCTCACAAGTGCTTATGCATTACTGAATGATTCCTATAATAATTATAAGGATAAATTAAAGGAATTGTACGGTGAAGAGGCTCATCAGAAAATTATTGATGCTATTGCAGCAGAAAAGGCTAAGGATGTTTACATCACATCGACAGGATTATTAAGAAATAGTTCACTCGATTTTGATGAGCATGATCCGAACGATGAACGATTATTTTATGATGTGTTTTCGAAGCGATATTTTGAAAGCTCCATCAATAGGGTTATTCAGGCAGAATATCATTTGAACCGTGATTTTGTTATAAGTGGTTATTTGCCTGTGAATCATTTCTACGAGCTTCTTGGTCTTGCGCCATTGGAGAGTGGAAATTCTGCTGGATGGAGTATTGATGACGGGTTATATTGGATCGATTTTAATCATTCAAAAGTAACGTTGGATGACGGGCTTGAAGTGCTGGTTATAGATATGGATTGGGTTCCGGATGTCGGATGGGATGCTGAGTAAGCTTGGTCATTCGCATAAATCACAAGCTGTATTATGAAAGGAGAGTGTCATCATGAACAATAAAAGCAAATGGATTAAGGCTATTGGAGTGGCAGCAACCGTAATCGGTGTAGGTGTAAATCTTATCACCGATTGGGTAAATGAACAGAAAATGGACGAGAAAATTGAAGAAAAGGTCAGCGAAGCACTTGCCAGAAGAGACAATGATGAAGCGGAGGAGTCCTAACAAGACTCTTTCGCTTTTTCTTTTGGAGGAGACAAATGGAATCACCGACTGAAAGAGCCATTTATACTGTCCGTTATGCTATTGAAACAATGCCTGTAACTCAGCGTGGATATAACTTTGAGCAGGCAAGTTATATGAGATGGGCTGGAAGAGAAGTGTTAATACGACTCTGCAAACATCCAGAGATACCACCACTGATCGTGATTGAATCGTTTCGAGACGAATGTGATTCATATTCATGTGTGAATCCTAGGACAAGTTATGTTTTTTCTTGTGCAAAAGATATGGCGGAATGGATTATCGACCTGCTGATTTCATAGGTACCAAAATAATTTTTTATATTTTGAAAGGAGAACATCAATATGTGTGTAAGAGAAATGACTTTAGGAGAGGAAATTATCAGCTTAGCCGGGAAAGGTGTTGATATTCCGACTGTAGAGAGAATGTATAGAAAGTATATCAATCTCAGTGCGAATAAAGAAGCAACTCAGGCATGTGCAGAATACTGTAAGGCTGATGTTGAGGCTTTAGTGCAGATTTTCAATGCTATTTTTGGAAGCAATCCATTTCTTCCAGATGATATTTCCACGGGCGATCAGATTGAAATTCCGCTTGGAAAACTCGGAAACTTTACAGCAACGGTTCAGAAAGTTACGAACGATAAAGTATTGTTCATTTTTGATGATTATGTTGCTAAGCGCCCGATGAATGAAGACGGTGGCAATGTTGGTGGATATGATATGTCTGATCTGAAAAAGTGGATTGATACCGAGCTGTACAATATGTTTCCTGCGGTTCTTAAGCAGAGAATGACCGGTTTATCAATCCCGACTCTGGGAGAGATTTGCGGCTGGGGTGATGAGTGGGATCGAGACCACATCGAAGCAGATGGAGACGAACAGCTCCCTCTTATGAAACAGAGACGAAACCGAGTTGCTTATTACAAGAACGATTGTGCGTGGGGCTGGCTCCGCAATGCTACCGAAAAGGAGTTTTCTTCGGTTGCCTTTGCCGGTGTGAACGACGGTGGCTATGTGGCCTACTACGGCGCTTCGGCCTCTTATGGAGTTCGTCCGGAGTTCTGGTTGGTTAGATAAATCGAGACCTTGTGCCCCGTTTATATTTTATAGAGGATAGACTGAAATGCGGAAACCTAATTTGACTAAGATCTGTAGAAGTGTAAAAACAGCTACAGTAAAGCATAGTCCTGAAATTCTCACAGGAATTGGAATTGCTGGAATGGTTACGACTACCATAATGGCAGTACGAGCTACCCCTAAGGCAATCAGACTATTAGAGGATGAAAAGCATCGTCAGAAAGCAGATAAACTGGAGCCGATTGATGTTGTTAAAGTGGCTTGGAAATGTTATATTCCTGCGGCGGTTACTGGAACAGTATCAGTAGCTTGCCTTATTGGAGCAAGTTCCGTTAATGCCAGAAGAAATGCGGCACTGACCGCAGCGTATACCATTTCCGAATCAACATTGAGAGATTATCAGAAAAAGGTATTAGAGACAATCGGTGAGAAAAAGGAACAGACGATTAGAGATGAGGTTGCTAAAGAACGTCTGAAAAGAGAACCTGTTGAGAATAAAGAAGTTATCGTCACAGCAAAAGGTGATACTTTATGTTTCGACGCTGTGTCCGGGAGATATTTCAAATCCGATATTGACAAGCTGAAAAAAGCCGAGAATAAATTAAATCGGCAGATGATGGATGAGATGTATATTTCCCTTAATGATTTTTATTATGAAATTGGACTGGAGCCGATTAAACTTGGCGATGATCTTGGATGGAATATCGACAATGGCTATATCGATCTGAGATTCAGTTCCCAGCTTGCTACGGATGATACGCCATGTCTTGTGATCGATTACGGATACGGACCCAGATACGATTTCCGTAATTTAATGTAGCAGTTCGCAGAATTTACAAACACTATTATGGAAGAACCACATATTTCAAATCTGAAAGGAGAACATATTATGGAGAACAACGAAATCATGAACAACAACGAAGAGGTTATCGAAACAACTACTGAGGAGATCGTGAAGGCGGCTTCTAATGGCGGTATGAAGAAAGCGACAACTATCGGATTAGCTATGATTGCAGGTGCATTAACCTACAAATTCGTAGTCGTTCCGGCAGCAGCAAAATTCAAAAACTGGCGTGAGAATCGTAAAACGGTTTTAAATCAGCAACAGGACGATATATTCGACGAAGAGTTCGAAGAAGACGATGAGGAAACCGGGAATGGTCCTTTACAAGAATTGAATCGATGATTCTGACAGAGGGAGAGTACCTATAACAGGGTGCTTTCCCTTTTTGCTTTTAAGGGAGGTGTCCTATGAATCAGTATATGTATGATGGACCGGTTATAGAGTTTGATACCTGCGTTGCAAATAGATGGCAGGGTTCTACATACGCGGCATCCGAAAAGAAAGCCAGGAGTAATCTGGTGTATCAGTTTAAGAAGAAAACAAACCGTATTCCAAGTACAAGGATAACCCTCCCTGGGAAAGTGGTAACGGTTAATTGAAAGGAGATTTAGAGATGGAGGAATACAAATCCAATTCCCATAAATCACGACAGAACCAGAATGATGATATTCCGGAGAAAAGAGTTGAAAAGGTTGTCAGTGGTTCTGTCAAATCGAAGAAAAAGAATGGTCTTCAGAAGATTACAAACGTATTTGTTCCGGAAGATGTAGACGATGTAAAAAGCTATATTTTTGAAGACATCGTGGTTCCGGCCGTAAAAGATATTATCTTGGATGCTGTCAGAGCATTCCTTGGTGTTAGCGGAAACTCAAGGGACAGGAGATCGTCAACGTCATCCAAAATTTCTTACCGTAAGTATTATGACGATCGGGATCGACGAGATTCGGGAAACGTATCAAGAACACGAACTGGATACGATTACGATGATATCATTCTGGAATCTCGTGGCGAAGCAGAAGATGTCCTGGAAAGAATGGACGAGCTTATTGCTACATACCAGGTAGTTAGTGTTGCTGACTTCTATGATCTGGTTGGCGTTTCTGGCAACTATACAGACAATAAATACGGTTGGACCGATATTCAGAATGCATCTGTAATTCATGTGAGAGACGGATACATGATTAAACTTCCGAAGGCATTACCGTTGAACTAGGAGGGATATTTATGTACGAATCAGATGATAAAATGGTGTCTCATCCGAGCCATTATCAGTCAGAAACAGGTTTGGAAGTGATCGATGTTATTGAGGCATTCACTTTCGATTTAAAAGGTATCGAAGCGACCGATACTGGTAACATTATCAAGTATGCGTGCCGCTGGAAAAATAAAAACGGCATTCAGGATTTGAAAAAGATCATGTGGTACACGCAGCACTTGATCGATCATTTAGAGAAGAAAGAAAAAATTGAAGAGGAGAATAACTGATATGAAGAAAGAAGAAATCATGAAAAACGTTTCCACGACCTTCAGCAAAGTAAGTGTGAAACTTAAGAAGCATAGCCCTGAGATTCTGGTAGTGGCTGGTGTTGTTGGCACTGTTGCAAGTGCTGTTATGGCTTGCCATGCAACTACTAAGTTGGACAGCGTATTGGAGAAGTCTAAGAAAGATATTGATACCATTCATAAATGTGCTGAAAATGAGGAACTGGCGGCGGAGTATTCTAAGGACGACGCAAAGAAAGATTTGACTATCGTTTATGTACAGGCTGGTGTAAAAGTCGCTAAGCTCTATGCTCCTGCTGTTGCTCTTGGAACATTATCTATCGCAAGTATTGTTGCATCTCACAATATTCTCAAGAAGAGAAATGTAGCACTGGCAGCCGCTTATGCAACTGTGGATAAAACTTTCAAGGAGTACAGAAATCGGGTGGTTGAGCGCTTTGGCGCGGAGGTTGATAAAGAACTTCGCTACAACATCAAAGCAAAGAAATTTGAGGAAACTGTAACTGATCCAGACAGTGGTAAAGAGAAAAAGGTGAAGTCTACCGTAGATGTAGCAGCACCTTCTACGAACGATTATGCCCGTTTCTTTGACGATACTTGTGAGGCGTACGAATCCAATATGGATTACAACCTTATGTATCTGCGTTCTCAGCAGAATCTGGCAAACGACAAGCTCAAGGCTAATGGATATTTATTCCTTAGCGATGTATACGATCAGCTCGGTATTAAGCGTACTAAGATGAGCCAGACTGTTGGTTGGATTTATAAACCGGAGGGAAATGAAAACGGCGACAACTTCGTTGATTTCGGTATTCTGGAAACCAACCGTGAAACTGAAGATGGCGGTTACGAGAAAGCTATTCTTATGGAGTTCAATGTAGACGGACCGATTCTCGATCTGATCTAATTTTGTGAGGAGGATACATATGCGAAATTGTATTCGTATGGTAATCCTTCCTACTCTTTGCGTATTTGCGATTATTTGCACAGGTTTTGTCTGCTCAGCAGAACGGGTAAATCAGTACGAGTATATCGAAATGCAGCCGACTTTAAAAGCTGAACCTATTGATCCTATTGTAATTATTTCTGAGCAACCCTTAGAGGAAACGGTGTCGGCAGTTGAAATCGAAGAGTATGTGGAGGATACGCTATTGCCGCAGGAAGATATTGAGCTAATCGCTCTTGTAACTATGGCAGAAGCTGAGGGCGAATGCGAGGAAGGAAAGCGATTAGTGATCGACACCATCTTAAATCGTGTAGATTCTGTATATTTCCCGGATACAGTGCATGGCGTTATATATCAGGCAAATCAGTTTTCATCCATGTGGAATGGGAGAGTTAATAAGTGTTTTGTGGACGATGATATTTGCCAGTTAGTTGAAGAGGAACTGCAATCCAGAACCAATGTGGATACGATATTCTTCACGGCTGGTGGATATGGAAAATACGGAACACCAATGTTTCAAGTAGGTAATCATTATTTTTCAAGTTATGAATAGAAAGGAGTCCTAAAACTATGACAGGTTTCATGGGATTAACATTTTCAGCATTTGCTGGCATTTGCTTTGTTAGTGGTCTAGCCGTTCTTATGGGCGAAAAGGAGCATCACTGATGGATGGCATTGGCAATTTTATATCCATGATGGATTACATACTGGATACTAAGAGAAAAAGACATATCACAGGAGGCATTCTGTTGAGTGCCTCTTTACTTTTTGGTGGGCTTGCTCTCACTGTCATGACAATTCAGAACGAGGAGGACGAAGATGAGTAATAAAGCTCTGTTTTCTTTGGCATTTATCATCGGCACTGTGACTGGTTCGGTAGTGACATGGTATCTGCTTAAAGATAAATACGAAGCTCTTGCACAGGAAGAAATTGACTCTGTAAAGGAGGTTTTCTTAAGACGTGAGCAGGAATTAAAAGATAAGTCTGTAAAAAAGACTGTTGCTGAAGGTATTAAAGATACGGACAAAGAAAAACCAGATCTTAAAGAGTATGCAAGGCGATTGGCAAAAGAAGGGTACACCAGATATTCTGATTTTGGGTCGGAAGAGGAAGAAAAGCCTGTTTCTGAAGCCGGTCCATATGTGATTCCGCCGGAGCAGTTTGGCGACGATGAAGAGTATGAGCAGATCAGCCTTACCTACTATGCAGACGGTGTGCTGGCTGATGAAAATGATGAAGTAATCGAAGATGTGGAAGATGCTGTTGGAATTGATTCTTTGAATCATTTTGGAGAGTATGAGGATGACTCTGTCTTTGTTCGTAATGACGCAAAAAAGTGCGATTACGAAATTCTCCTTGATCAGAGGATCTATTCTGAAGTAGTTGAAGATATGCCACATCAGATGGAGGTATGATGACACGGGATGAGCTGAACAATGCATATTTTGACTGGATGTACCAGCTCGTATGTGACGATGAATATTCGCGAGGCTTGTCGTATCGTAAGTTGTTATCTTTGCTTCACGATACAGATTTCACGTATACGATTGCTCTTGATGGTAACCGCTATGACGATGGAATCGATCTTCGATATAGATTCGGAAACGAGCAAGGATACCGGGATAATATGATTGCAAGTTATTTGGATAATCGTCCGTGCAGTGTTTTAGAAATGATTATTGCCCTTGCTATACGCTTAGAAGAGCACATCATGGATGATCCGGACATCGGTAACCGAACCGGTCAGTGGTTTTGGGATATGATTGTGAGCCTTGGCTTAGGTTCTATGGATGATTCCAAATTTGACAAGGCTTATACCATCGATGTTATTCGGCGATTCCTGAATCGTGACTACGAACGGAATGGCAAGGGTGGTTTATTCACGATCGAGCATTGCAGATACGATATGAGAGATGCCGAGATTTGGTATCAGGCCAACTGGTATCTCGACAATATAGGATAGGAGGGACATTATGAGCCATAGTGAATTATATAAGTGGTTCGAGTTATATTTTCCTCAGTACGCTGGGGATAAGGTGGAGACCTGGTTCCAAAACGGAAAGAACAGTATTCGCATCCGTCAGAAGAACCATAGAGAATATATATTCACGTTCGACAATGAAGGAAATTGGCGCTTTGAGACTGTTGAGAGCTTCATGAGTGGATTAAGAGGAGGTAAGAAATAATGGGCGAAATGCTTACTTATATTTTCAGTAGTTTACGGTCATCAGAGAAAAGACTGGATGTTATCACAAGAGCGGTCCGTAAACAGAGGAGCTTAAATAAGCAACTTACAATCTTTGCTGCTCTGACAACTGTAAACTTGGTTGTTATGAAAATCGAGCAGAAGGATCAGGCACTGCGTATCAGAAAGCTGGAAAAAGAAATCGAGGAACTTAAGCGTCCGGAAGGAGAGTAAAAAATGCGATGATCGACTTTATGGTGATTTCAACACGTTCAACGAAACGTGGAGTAATAGAAATCTATCCAAAGTTCATTATTAAAAAAAGCACCGATCTAATGATTCGAGGTGGTGATTTCTATGCTATCTGGATTGAGGAACGTGGTTTATGGTCTACGGACGAGCAAGATGCCTTGCAGCTCATTGACCGCGAACTGGATAGATATGCTGAGGAGAACCGCCAGCGTTTTAACTCCGATATGAAAGTCCTGCATATGTGGGATGCCGAGTCAGGTATGATCGACTCATGGCATAAGTATTGTCAGAAACAGATGAGAGACAGCTTTCATACGTTGGATGACAAACTTATATTTTCCAATACAGAAACTAATAAAAAAGACTACGCCAGTAAAAAGTTGAATTATCCGCTTGAAGCTGGCGATTTGTCTGCCTATGAGAAATTGATGTCTACTTTATATTCGGAAGAGGAGCGGACAAAAATTGAGTGGGCTATAGGGTCAATCGTATCTGGAGAATCCAAAAAACTGCAAAAATTTATGGTTTTATACGGAGCTGCTGGAACAGGTAAATCCACAGTTCTTAACATTATTCAGCAGCTTTTCGACGGATACTATTCTGTATTTGATGCAAAAGCACTTGGATCTTCCAGCAATTCATTTGCATTGGAAGCATTTAAAACGAACCCTCTGGTTGCGATTCAGCATGATGGCGATTTGTCAAGAATTGAGGATAACACCAGATTGAACAGTTTAGTATCTCATGAGTTGATGACTGTGAACGAAAAATTCAAGTCTACATACTCAAACCGGTTCAAATGTTTCCTGTTTATGGGAACAAATAAGCCGGTCAAGATTACAGATGCGAAGTCTGGTCTGATTCGAAGACTGATCGATGTATCGCCGTCTGGAAATAAGCTGAATCCAAAAGAGTACAAAACGATTGTGAAGCAGGTAGAATTTGAGTTGGGAGCTATCGCTTATCATTGCCAAGAAGTATATTTGGACAATCCTGGTCGTTATGACGATTATATTCCGATCACGATGCTTGGAGCATCTAATGATTTTTATAACTTTATCATCGATTCGTACCATGTATTTAAGAAAGAAAACGGGACAACTCTGAAAGCTGCATGGGAGATGTACAAAACCTACTGTGACGATGCCAAGGTCGGATTTCCGTTCTCGCAGAGGGTATTTAAAGAAGAACTTAAAAACTATTTTCATGATTTTCAGGAGCGGTTCAATCTGGATGATGGAACTCGTGTTAGAAGTTATTACATTGGGTTCAGAACGGAAAAATTTGAAGAGGAGACTGTGGAGGAAAAGCCGGAAGCGGTCAAACCGACACTGATCCAATTTGATAGCACTGAATCCATATTCGATGATGTGTGTTCGGAATGCCCCGCACAGTATGCTTCGGAAAATGAAACGCCTCAGAAAAAATGGGATTCTGTTCGCACAAAATTATCTGGAATTGATACAAGAAAACTTCATTATGTGAAGGTTCCGGAGAATCACATCGTAATCGACTTTGATATTCCGGATGAATCTGGAAACAAGTCATTCGAAAAGAATTTAGCTGAAGCAAGTAAGTGGCCGCCGACCTATGCTGAGCTTAGTAAATCAGGACAAGGTATACATCTTCATTATATCTATACCGGCGATCCGACGCAACTTAGCAGGGTATATGACGACCATATTGAAGTTAAGGTGTTCACAGGCAAAAGCTCATTGCGACGTATGTTGTCAAAGTGTAATAATTTGCCTATCGCAACAATTAGCTCCGGTTTACCGCTGAAAGGAGAACAAAAAATGGTAAATTTTGAAGCGATTAAGAGCGAGAAAGGGCTTAGAACACTGATTAAACGGAATCTTAATAAAGAGATACATCCGGGAACTAAGCCCAGTATCGATTTTATCTACAAGATACTGGAAGATGCGTATGGAAGTGATTTGAAATATGACGTCACAGATATGCGCAATGCAGTATTGGCATTTGCAGCGAACAGCACTCATCAGGCGGATTACTGTATTAAGTTAGTCAACAAGATGCAGTTTAAATCCACAGATCCGTCCACAGCGGTGAAAAATGATGATGCAAAGCTGGTATTCTATGATATTGAGGTTTTCCCAAACTTATTCCTTGTAAACTGGAAGATTGAGGGTGAGGGAAAGCCAGTTGTAAGAATGATTAACCCGTCTCCGAGTGAGATCGAGGAGCTGATGCGGTTCAGACTTGTTGGTTTCAACTGTCGGAGATATGATAACCATATCCTGTATGCAAGGTTAATGGGTTATACAAATGAACAGCTCTATAACCTTTCACAGAAAATCATTAACGGAAGTCCGAACTGTTTCTTTGGAGAGGCGTACAATGTATCCTATACGGACGTGTATGATTTCGCTTCGGCTGGTAATAAGAAAAGTCTTAAGAAATTAGAAATCGAGATGGGAAACCTCACCGATGATGAGCTCAAGAAAAAGGGATTCTCTGACGAAAAAATAAGAATTATCAAGGCGGGAACGCATCACCAGGAGCTTGGTCTTCCATGGGATCAACCGGTTCCGGAAGAGCTTTGGATTAAGGTCGCTGAGTATTGTGATAACGATGTTATTGCTACTGAGGCGGCCTTTAATTATCTTGAGGCTGATTGGACAGCACGACAGATTCTGGCAGATTTAGCAGAGATGACCGTTAATGATACTACAAACTCTCTTACAACCAGAATTATATTTGGAACCAATCGGAAACCGCAGTCAGAATTCCATTACAGAAATCTGGCAGAGCCGGTAGAGTCGCTGGATAAAGAGAGTATGGACTTCCTTAAGGAAGCCTGCCCTAAGATGATGGAAGAGCCTCACTATGGTTGGAAGTACAACGATAAGAACGAAGTTCCGTTCGAATCCCACAGCATTCTTCCATATTTCCCTGGGTATGTATTTGACCATGGAAAATCCACATATCGTGGAGAAGAAGTGGGCGAGGGCGGATTCGCTCAGGGTGTTCCAGGAATGTATGGAAATGCAGCACTTCTGGATATTTTGTCAATGTATCCGCATAGTGCTATTGCTGAGGTTCTGTTTGGACCGAGATTTACGAAGGCGTTCCGCGATATTGTTGAGGGCCGCGTAAGCATTAAGCATGAGGCTTGGGATATTGTTAATACCATGCTGGATGGTAAGCTTACTCCGTATATTCAGAGAGTTATCGACGGCGAGATGACATCAAAGGATCTCGCTAATGCACTGAAAACGGCCATCAATTCAGTATACGGTCTTACATCGGCATCCTTTGATAATCCGTTCCGTGATCCGAGAAACATCGATAACATTGTGGCAAAACGTGGAGCATTATTCATGATCGATCTTAAGAATGAGGTTCTGAAGCGTGGATTCCAGGTTGCTCATATTAAGACAGACTCCATTAAGATTCCGGATGCAACGCCGGAGATTATTCAGTTTGTTATGGACTTTGGCGAGAGATACGGATACACATTTGAACACGAGGCTACATACGATCGTATGTGTTTGGTCAACGATGCCGTTTATATCGCAAAGTACAAATCAGCAGAAGAATGCCAGAAGATGTATGGTTACGTACCTGGCGACAACAAAAAGAAAGGCGGAAAATGGACTGCGACAGGCACTCAGTTCCAGATTCCATATGTATTTAAGAAGCTGTTCAGCAGAGAAGAAATCACATTTGAAGATATGTGCGAGACCAAATCTGTGAGCAGCTCTTTATATTTGGATTTGAATGAGGAGTTACCGGATGTCAGCAAGGAAGAAAAAGAATTCAGCAAAGCAGAGAGTGACTATAAGAAAGGACTGTTATCCGATACAACTTTTGAATCCACATGCCATAAGCTTACTCCATTGATCGAAAAAGGACACGACTATCACTTTATTGGAAAGGTTGGTCAGTTCTGTCCGATGAAAGATGGATATGGAGCTGGACTTCTGATGCGAGAAAAGGACGGTCGTTATTATGCGGCAACCGGTTCTAAAGGTTATCGCTGGATGGAATCGGAGATGGTAAAAGAGCTCGGCAAGGAAGACGGCATTGACAGATCCTACTACGACAAGTTGGTTGACGAAGCAGTAAAGACTATTTCGCAGTACGGTGACTTCGAGTGGTTCGTGTCTGACGATCCGTATGTTCCAGAGCTTGGTGCCAACGATGCTGATGTTGATTGTGTTGTTCCATGGGCTATGCCTTGCGGAGAGGATAAGTATCGGACGTGTTTCGATTGCCCACATTTCAACAACGATAACTTCCACATGGATTGTGACCTTGATTACGATATTTCAGATATTGTGATGAGGCACGCGATGAATCCGCCGGAAAATTAGAAAAAAATAAAGGAGAATTTAATCATGGCAAGAGCAAATGTAAATGAGCTGATTATTGAAAACGCTCGTATTATGTTCAGAAATTTCAGAGGAGAGGAGACTAAGTACAACAGAGCTGGTAATCGTAACTTTTGTGTTGTGATCCCTGATGTAGATCAGGCACAGAAACTCGGCAAAGACGGATGGAATGTAAGAATCCTTCCGCCGAGAGATGAGGATGAAACACCTCTTCACTATATTCAGGTAGCTGTTCGGTTTGATAACATTCCGCCGAATGTATACATGGTTACCAGAAGAGCCAAAACAAAGCTTGATGAGGAATCTGTATCTTCTCTTGACTATGCTGAAATCAGAAATGTTGATCTGGTTATCAGTCCGTCAAAGTGGGAAGTGAACGGAAAATCCGGCATCAAGGCATATTTGAAGACCATGTACGTCACGATTGAGGAGGACGTGTTTGCTGAGAAATATGCGGATGAAGAGGAGCCTCCGTTCGCATAAATCATATTTTGAGGGTGTCGGTGTCAAAGCCGGCACTCTTACTTTATGAAAGGAGAAAAATTATGTTATCTTTAGTAGTTAATGACGCTTATGAATGATGAACACAAAGAAAAGATTTATTATATACAGCAACAGGCAGATGAATTGAGTGCAGAAATATCAAAACTTATGAAAAAAGATGCTGACCCTTTCAGAAAAACATCTTAATGAATTGATTAAGTTAGGCGTATTCATCTCAATGACCTGCCAAGAGTTATTGGATGAAGAATAATTTTAGGAAAGGAGAACGTAGTAGACAGTATTTTATGTAAAAGAAGTAATAAATGCTTATTTTACAATACTTTCATACATACGATACAGTCTGCTACTAAAAATAAAAGATGTTTTGGAATAAGAAAAAACCGAAGTCAAAACCACAGATTAAAACGACGGTTCCTAAAACATTCAAAACAAAAGAACCACCGCCTAAGTGGAAACCAACTTTCGGAGAATCGAAAAAGAATGATGAGAAATCACCAGAAGTAACTGTAAAATCCGAACCGAAAATTGACTGGGAAGATAAATTCTTAAAATCTTTCCAGAAACTTACATACAGGCATCGAGCGTGGGACGTGTGGAGAGATTATATTCTACTTCACGCATGTTCCATCTCGAATGTTTTGGACAAGGAAAACTATGACCAAAGAGAGAAGCGATATTTGAAAATTATTCATCAGTATTCCAAAGAAGAACAGGCTATATTTCCAGAATTAGCAGCATACACCACTATGACACTGGATCAGAACCAGGAACAGGATTTCCTCGGAAAAATGTTTATGCGGCTGGATCTTGGAAATCGTTCGACGGGTCAATTCTTCACGCCCTATCATGTGTGTGAGCTTATGGCTGAAGTGGTGGCTACCGATGCTTTAGAGAAGATAGAGAAATATGGTTATATTTCGATTAACGATCCATGTTGCGGTGCTGGAGTAACTTTAATTGCTGGTGTGCATGTGATACGAAAACAGCTGGAGCATTGTAATCCGCCGAGGAACTACCAGAATCATATTTTAGTAGTTGCACAGGATGTTGATGAAATTGTTGGACTAATGTGTTATATCCAAATCTCGCTTCTTGGATTGTCAGGATTTATAAAAATAGGTAACTCGATAACTGATCCGATGTCTACGGACGATTCATCTGAAAATTATTGGTATACGCCTATGTATTTCTCAGATGTATGGAGCACAAGAAGAACGCTCCGTCAGATTAACAAGTTATTTGGAAAGGGTGATGACGAATGAAAAAAAGATATTCTATTCCAAAAGAGCAGTGTACGTGCAGCATCAGCGAGCTTTATGACAATGTTGCTAAAATCATGGACGTTTCAGATTTAAGCAAGGTCGTGTACGATTGTCGTAAATTATCTATCACTAAAAAAGTGCTGGACTGCCTGTATGAATTTTATCATTCAGAGAATCAGAGCGATGAAACTATCACGACTTGTATGCTCTTGTATGGTCCAAAAGCAGATCTGGAGGGCGATAGCTACGAAGTTGAGGTAGAAGATGGATTCGTCATGAAAGGTGTGTAATGGCTGGCGTAGAATTACGGGACTATCAGGAAGATGCTGTACGGCAAATGCGAAACGGCTGCATACTTTGTGGCGGTGTTGGTAGTGGAAAATCCAGAACTTCGCTGGCCTACTATTATGTTCGAAACGGTGGAGAACTTGGAACGGATGAGTATGTTCCTATGGATGATGTGAACATTAAGGATTTGTACATAATCACAACTGCCAGAAAACGGGATACATTTGAATGGGAAGAAGAACTCTCACCGTTTCTATTATCAACGGATAAAGAAGAGAATTTGTATACCAATAAGGTTGTGATTGATTCCTGGAACAACATCAAGAAGTATGCGGATGTTAAAGATGCTTTCTTTATCTTCGATGAGCAGCGTGTCATAGGCGCTGGAACATGGGTTAAAGCATTCTTGAAAATCGCCAAGGTAAATGAGTGGATATTACTATCCGCAACTCCTGGTGATACGTGGCAGGATTATATTCCGGTGTTTGTGGCTAACGGTTTCTATAAGAACAGAAGCGAATTTATCCGGGAGCATGTGGTTTACAGTCGCTTTAGCAAATTTCCAAAGGTTGACAGATATTTGAATACCGGGCGGTTGATACGACTGCGGAATAAAATTCTTGTGAACATGGATTTTAAACGACCGACCGTATCTCATCACGAGGATATATTTGTTAAGTATGATACGGACAAGTATAAGTACGCTGGTAAAAACAGGTGGGACCCGTTTAAAAAAGAGCCGATCATCAATGCTGCTGGACTTTGTTATGTGTGGCGAAAAATTGTCAATATGGATCAGTCCAGACAGATTGCGTTGCTTGAGATTGTGGAGAAGCATCCAAAATCTATTATATTCTACAACTTTGATTATGAATTAGAGCTACTGAAAGAAATTTTTACAGGATACGAGGTTGCCGAGTGGAATGGTCATAAGCACCAACCGGTTCCTACGGGCGATGCGTGGGTTTATCTGGTTCAGTACAATGCCGGAGCTGAGGGATGGAACTGTATCACGACTGATACGATTATATTCTACTCTCAGAATTATTCGTATAAGATCATGGCACAGTCTGCTGGTCGAATAGACAGGATGAATACACCATATACGGATCTGTATTACTACCATTTGAAATCCGGGTCTGGTATTGATCTTGCCATCAGTAAAGCATTGAAGGACAAGAAAACATTTAATGAAACGAGGTTTGTTAAGTGGAGACAATGATTTATAATCTGTGGATATTTTTAAAAATTTTATCTATTTTATCTATCAAGTTGAAAAGTATGTCTGCGGAAGATTTTTACAGTCTGCTAATAGAGTGTGACTATCAACAAAGATTATATGCAATTTTGTTAAGATATTACATGTGAGGTGTCCAATGGAAAATATTTACAAAGAGGTTGATTTCAAAACCTATTGCAAAACCTGCGAACATAAGGATCTCGAAGAAAAATTTGATCCTTGTAATGACTGTTTGGCAGAACCGATGAACGCAAATTCGGATAAACCTATTTACTGGAAGGAGGCTGAAAATGGTAGATAGTATCTTAGTTAGTGTTGATTTTTCAAACAAAAATGACACTGGAGTAATGGTTGTAGGAAGAAAACGAATGAATCAGTCTGTCGAGATTATCAATGCTTTCCGGGGAGATGAAGCGAGAGAACTTTATGAAAAGCTGGTAACAAAGAAAAAGAAGGAGGGTCAAAAGTGAGTTTTCAATACGATCAATATTTAGCTAGGCATCGAGCTAATGTGAAAAGGGGGTTCGACTGGCTTTCTGAAAATTTACCGGGACTTATGACAAATACCCTAACCGCCGGGTGGAATACAGAATTTGCTCATGATCAGTCTAAAAACGAACCGGATGAGTATGAGGCATACGATGCATATTTCTATGGTAACAATCGCTCTTATGAGGTTGTGCAGCGATATCAGCGAGCATGGTTACTTCATATTCACAGAAATCCTCATCATTGGCAGCACTGGATTCTTATTCATGATGATATGGAAGATGGCGAACTGGAGACCGTTTTGGAAATGCCATACGATTACATCATCGAGATGATTTGCGATTGGTGGTCATTCAGTTGGCAGAGTGGAAATCTCTATGAAATATTCAAGTGGTACGAGGAACATTCTAAGTATATAAAACTGGCGCAGACAACGAAAATCACAGTTGAGTATATTTTAGACAATATGAAGAAAAAACTTCAGGCATTGCAGTATGCGGATCAATCAGCTATTCAACCTGGAGCTTGATATTTGGAGGAGCTATGAACAGAACGACAAAAATAAACATCTTAGCATATGCTTCGGAGCCGGACAAGAATTATAAGTATGATGGTGATATCGTTGACTACAAAGGTAAAAGATATTTTGTAAGTCTGTCAGAAGAGCGAGTTGAATTTATTGGGATTATTAAGGAGGACAAGTAGAGTATGAAAGCGATTAAAGAAAACTGGAAACTCGTATTGATTGTGGCCGCTGGAATTGTAGCGGTTATTTTTATGTGTATCTTTGGAATTCAGGGATCACAGAACAAAGCGTTTGCATTGGAGGAGCAGGTCAATACGGCTGATTCTGACATCAAAGTACAGGAGAAAAGAAGAGTCGACCTTGTCTATAATCTGGCGGATTGTGTTAAGCAGTACGATAAGCACGAGGCAGAAACTCTTACAGCTATTGTAGAAGGGCGAGGAAAAACAACCAATCTTGAAAATGTAAACACTGCGATTGCTGCGGTAACTGAGGCATACCCGGAATTGAAATCCAACGAGAATTACAAAGAGCTGATGAACGAGTTATCCATTACGGAAAATTTAATATCTGGATACAGAGAAAATTATAATAAGCAGATCAAAGAGTACAACCGATATGTCCGGAAATTTCCGACTCGATTATTTTTAAATCTTCTCGGATATGAGGCTCGCCACTATGAGTACCTTAATTACAATGCGCCGGTAGACGCACCTCAGAACTTGTTCGGGAATTGATATTATGGGACGAAGAGGATTTGATTTTGGAGAATTCGAAATCACAAAACGGGAGATTTTAGCAAGCATATCCATAATTGCTGTTCTTCTTCTCATCGGATTTGTGATTTCCGGAAAGATTTCAAACTATATTCTGGATCGAAATGAGAAATACAATAAGGCTGTTAAAATTGAAGATTCCGGTTTATTTGAGTACGGGATGAGAACAAACATCGGCGATGCGTTTATTTATGGAGACTTAATAGCTGTAGATACGGTCTCTTATCCAGAAATTGGCGGCGAGTATATGTATGTGGAAAAAATAGAAGAACACTATAATAAACATACCAGAATCGTAACAACAACCGATTCAAAAGGGAAGACGCATACCAGAACAGAAACATATTGGTCTTGGGATTATGCTGGCAGCGAAGAGCAAAAATGCTTAGAAATTATGTTCCTGGAGCAGCGTTTTGATTCGAATAAAGTAGATCTTCCAAGTGCAGATTATATTAAAACTATAAACGAATCTCATTACGTCCGGCATAAATATTATGGTGTTAATACCCAGTATACCGGAACTGTATTCACCGAATTATGCGATAAAACAATATCGGATAATTCTCCATTTTACAAAGACAGCACCATAGATGAAACGATTGATTATTTAGAAACAGGTTTTGAATTGTGGATGTTTTGGGTGATTTGGATAATTGTAATTGGATTATGCGTATTCGGTTTCTATTATATCGACAACGAATGGCTTGAAAATTGAAAGGAGAAATTTTAAATGAAACAAAACATTATTGCAGTAGATTTTGATGGGACTTTATGCGAGAACAAGTGGCCGGAGATTGGTATGCCGAATGAAGAGCTTATCGAGTATCTGAAAAAGAGACAGACCAACGGAGAAAAGCTGATTCTCTGGACAAATAGAGTTGGAAATCGGCTGGATGAAGCAGTTAAATGGTCAGCCGAAAAAGGACTGGTCTTCGATGCTGTTAATGAGAATCTTCCGGAAATTGTTGAGGCATTCGGCGTAGATTCCAGAAAGATATTTGCGAATGAGTACATCGACGATCGTAACCGACTGTTAGAGTCATGCCGGGAAAAATCTAATATGGAATTATGGGCTGAAAATGAGATCGCTATCGCCTGCCGCAGAGAGAAACCGGACAGAAAAGATGGTGAGTGGGACTACGGCTGTGCTTGTTATGAGAGTGCATTAAAAGCATTCCGTTCACTTTGCGAGGATGGCCATTCAGGATTCAGCATTGGCTTAACCAAAGCAATCTTAAACCGTCTTATTGAAAATAAGCCTCTTCTTCCTATCGAGGATACAGATGATGGATGGAATAAATGCAATTTCGAAAGAAAAGATGGCTCCAAAGAGTATCAGTCTAAGCGGATGAGTTCATTATTCAAAAAAGTAAAAGAAGATGGTACTGTCGAGTATAATGACGTAAATCGGTACCATGGCGTAAATATTGAAAATCCGAATGTATCATATCACAGCGGACTGATCGATTCTGTCATGGGCGAACTGTATCCTATTATTATGCCGTATATGCCGTCTGATAGAGCATATAAAGTATATACCGAGGATTTCCTTACAGATCCTAAGAATGGCGATTATGATACTGTCGGAATTCTGTATGTAATCACCCCGTCTATGGAAAAGGTTGAAATCAACAGATATTTCAAAGAAGCTCCGAAAGGTTTTGCCGAAATTGATGAATCCGAATATGTAAAAAGGAAAATGAAGGTTCAGTGGGATGATTTATTATCTAGCGATTTTAAAGGAATTAAAGAAGCATTTGGATTCGAATTGCATGATTGGCAAAAGAAATATTTAAAAGGCGAACTTGATTCCTTCCCGAATGGTCGTGGAAATGGTAAAACATTTGCTATGAATTTAAAAGCACTTCTTGGGGATGGTGATACCGTTACATTCGATGAGTTAAAAAGAAGACATCGAATGAGTAATCAAGAATGTATTTATGTTAACAATATTCTTGATATGAATGCAAAATTATGCGCTGCCGGTTTTACAACCAATATAATAAAAAGGCGGTGATGGCACCAATGGATCGAAATAGATTTATCCAGTGCATGAAAAGCAACATCGAGTTGTCGGATAAAGAGCGGCGAAGAATTATCAGAAAAAGCGTTGAGAGTCAGCCGTGGAAATTAAAGTGTACGATTGCTATGGAGGAATTCGCAGAACTTACGCAAGCGATCAGTAAACAGATTCGAGGGTATGATAACAGAATTGGACTTTTGGAAGAGATGGCGGATGCGTATATTTGCCTGGAATTCCTTAGGTCCATTTTTAATATCACGCCAGAAGAGTTGCAGAAAGCAGTTGATGTAAAACTGGAACGCGAAAGGAGAAAACAGAGATGAGTAAAGAGATTAAAATTGCCGGAAGTATTTCATTTGGAGGAAAGCGCCTCAATGTATATGGAGATCTGGACACTCCGCTGTTCAAAGCAAAAGATATTAGTCATGCTATCGGCTACAGCAGCGGTAACGAGTGGAGAATGCTCGAAATGTGTGAGGAGGATGAAAAGCTGAAACTACCTTTGGTAGTAGCAGGTCAGAGACGTTCCGTCAACTTCGTGACTGAGAATGGTCTGTACAATATCCTTGCTCAGAGCCGTATGGAAATTGCGAGATCTTGGAGACGTGTAGTTCATGACGAGCTTATCAAAATGCGAAAAGAAAAGGGCAGAAACATCGTGGAGCAGTTCGAAGAGTGGGATCACGCCATGGATAACATTTACTTCGACGAGGAAACCGGTCAGCTTATGCAGTCGGTCACGGTTCCTGGCGGAGATGTGATTCAGATTCCTTATGAGAAGGAAAAAGAGTAATTAAAACCGTGGGCTATGCTTAACACAGGAGCATAATAATCCAGATTGGTGGGGATCTGGATATTTTGAAAGGAGAACAAGATGATTTTATATGTGGTTCATGGAAATACCTATTACGATGGATATGGACATATAGAAAATATATTTGGTATCTATACAGAAAAAGACGTAGCAGAAGCAGCTAAAGATCTAATAATTAAAGAACTTTACGAAAAAGAAATTGCAAGAGGGCGGATGACCATCGTTGAGAATGTATCAGATATCGAAGTAAATATTTTGGAAATCGAAGCTGAAAAACTTGTAAATATCGAACTGGGAGGGTATTGCGAATGAGTATTAAATTAGAACATGTAGTTCTGGCGAGTCCGGAGCAGATGAAATTCATCGTTGAAGGCATGAGAAACCCGATGAATAGTTGGGGGAAGAGCGATAGCCGTACCTGTAGACAAGATGGGGCGTTTTGTATGGAATGTGAACATAAAAACGACTACTGTTTAGGAGAAAAAGATCACTCACTTATGCAGCGTTTATCCAATGCCGGTACAGATCATAGAAAGTTTATGAGAATGATGCCGGTATATGTGAGGATCACAGCGCCTTTATATTGGTAGTTCTTTCTGCCAATGAAACACTTTGCCTGTTTATCAGCAGGGGCCACGTTTTGTGACTAACGGGGAACCACCCATTGGAATCCCGTGGGAAACATTTCAAAGCGCACATATATAACCTAAGGTTTTTCTATTATTATTTTAAGGAGGCGTTTATTATGACGTTTGATAAGATCATTGAATTTCTTAAATCTGATGATTACAGGAGTAGAGCGATTGGAGAATATTATTTTGTTAAGGATAAATATAATAAACTCCATTCGATGATTATAAAGAGAGAGGCTGGCAAGCTTGATTTTGAACCAAATTGTCCTATGGAACAGTGGAAATCACAAGCAAGTGCTATGGGGCAATATTTATACCAGCTTGAAATTAAAGCCGAGATTGAAGGCTATAGTTTGAATATAGATTAAAGTTTTACATTTAGAATGTGCGTTTTGAAATGAACCTGTAGAGGCTATCCCCTATGTCTTCTGGGCGGGGGAGTAGGGTTACTATTGATACGTAGCTGGGTTTTAGGAAACGAAGCCCATGAAAACCGAAATGGTGTCCTCACTATTTTTAGTGGGTAAAAGATAGTCCACTAATGGGAAAGAATTTGATACATATAAAGTCGGAACTGTCGCTAACAGCTGTAGTACAATGCACAAGATTACAGCGAAAGAATTCACGCTGGAGGATTTCTCAACGGAGCAATTGACCTGTGACGTGTTTTCATTAGAAGCGATCATTAACGACTTGAATATTTTCAGAGAAAGATATATTAACTATGATTTACTACCGCAAAAAGTAAATGATGAATTTTCCAGAAAAGATTACTGGTGGAATATAATTCAGCTTCTTCCGAGCAGCTATAACCAGACACGTAATGTCATGATGAATTATGAAGTTCTTGCGAATATTTATAAGAGTCGTCGAGGACATAAGCTGGATGAGTGGAGAGATCTCTGCAAATGGATTGAAGAACTTCCGTATTCTGAATTGATTACTGGAGGTACTGATGAAAAAATGGCGTAAATACATTTTATACATCTTAATTGTCACGATATTCGGTTCCATACTGTCTTTTATCAGAAACGAGAGCGTATTGATTTGTGATATTTACGTAATGATGGGTATTTTATTATTTGAAAAATGGGAGGATTAAATTTATGCATTTTACAGTTATTCAGATCATTATCATGTTTCTTATCGGCTATGTATGCCTATACTCACTGCTCGACCGGGTTATGAAGTGCATTGAACACTGCGCCACAGCCAGAGTATACAGACAGTTCAAAGAATCCGGGGCTATGATAGAAATGGATGATGTAGCAGATGGCATCGCAAAGTCAAAAGAGGAGAAAAATAATGGTGAGAAGAGATTTGATTAAAAACAAAGTCGTCGGACTTATATCCATTGTACTTGGAGCGTTGACAGTCCCTATTTAATATGACGCAACGTTCTTTTTATTTATGCTTATGTTAGGGATCTCGTTATTTGTGGCAAGAGAAAACTGGGTTTATTAAGGAGACGGCTATATGAGCAGGGCTGAAAGGAGAAGAGCGCAGAAGTGCGAGCAGAAATCTAAAACCGCTACATACAATCTGACAAAAGCTCAGTTAGATGCCCTGGTTCGAGAAAAGATATCTGGTGAATTGGATAGAGTTAAGCAGGAGGCTACGAACGATGCTATCAATCAGGCGATGATTCTTCTGCTTACTCTGCCGCTTGAAGTGCTGATGGATCACTATTGGACAAAAACATATGCAAAGCGGATTCCGGAGTTTACAGAGCATGTTCTCGAATATTATGAGAAGTGGCAAAACGATGAGTTAGATATGGACAAGCTCAAAGAAGATCTTTGGGTGTACGGCGGCGTACGATTAGAAGAAGTGGAGGGATAAGTAAATGATATTTGTAATTTTAGGAATTATTATCTTGGCAGCTATTCTTGTTTTTGGCGGATATATTGCTCTATCTGTTATAAATGCTGCCATGTGGATGGACGATTCTATGAGATGGGGAGGTAGAGATGATAGCTAAGGACGACAGAAAAAACGCAGAGGGTTACAACGATCCGACAGCTTACAATGCAATTAAGAATGTGGAGCAGGAACAAGACAAAGACGACGTGAGGTTTCATCAATTACTAAACACTCTGTTTTCGCTTTGTGAATTGGCAGATTTCCACATCGAGGGTCGAGTTGTACTTAAAGACAATAGAACAGGAAAGGTTTGGAGGTAGGTGCGATGAAAATCTGTAAGGTAAGACCCGATCGCTCGACATGTTCTGCTTGTGTAGCTACTCAAGAAATGTTCAATGTGGTTGACGATTGCGGTAAATGTAAATTAAATACTGATACTTACGAATTATTGCAGATCGGAACTGGTTTTTGGAGCGGTAACTATGCAATGGTTCAAAAGGACGGCGAAATTACCAAAGTACCATTAAACCGTGTTTATGACGTAAAGGAGAGTTTATGACGACTATGGAAGAATTACAGAAAGCGTGTGAAAATCTGGTGGAAGCGTGGAGCAAAGCTTTGGAACCGATGGAGAAACTGGCTAAAGCTTTGAATGAGGCCTTCGCACATATGTATGATTCTGAGGAAGAGACTCGTAAAATTTGCACCGGTCGGAAGCATAAATTTGTAAAGCGTGTGTCTGATTCTAAGATGTCTACGTACAATTACAAGCCTGCCATGAGACGTAATTTGCCGTATCAGAGACGTAATTTCTGATCGATTTTAGCTAATCTAGGTTAAAAATCTTTGTAGTAGCAGGTCAATTTTCTGCCCACTTTTGGGTTTTAGAATTTGACCAAAGCCCACTTATTTTTGACCAGGGCGGTTATTTTTGAAAAATTTTGGGTAAAAATCGGTCATTTTGGTCAGATTTGTGGTCAAATGCCCGGTTTCTGCCCACTTTTAAAACCCCACTTTGGCCAGAAGAAACCCAGTATTTATGCGGGTTTGCGGGCTTTTTGCCCACTTTCCCACTTTTAATACAAAACTATTATGATAAAAAGTTTAAATATATATAATAGTTTGCGAATAAAAGTGGGTTTTTGGCCAGAAGCGAGAAAGAGGTGATATTCACGAATGAGAAACGCAAAGTGACATGGAAAGATATTTTCGAGAATTTTAAATCAGTGTATCCGCGGTTGTCAAAAGAAGCTCAAGATTATCGTCCGTACAATTACATGAGCATCGTCATATATTTAGAAGATGGCAGCCGAGTGGTATATGATGATCTTATGAAGCGAGCACGAATGCTTGCTGTTTGAAGAGGATTATCTTTCATTTTCAAGTCAACCATGATATACTCAAAGTGTCATATTTTTATTGCGTCCAAAAAATCCTTATAAAGAAGAGAGGGATATGATGAAAACGTTTGACATTGTTGGTTGTGAAAAGATCACTGATATTTCTCAAAAGCAAGAGTATAAAAAACTTATGCTTACGGATGAACAGAAAATACAAATTAGTGGGTTGTTGCAGCAATTCCCCACACTCTTAGCAACGGAGAAACTAAGTGATGCATATATCGTTCATTTTCCAAATGGGGTGGATGGCCATTTGATGAATTATGCTAAGGGTGGAGTCGGAACACCGATTCAAGATAACACAGGAAATATCATCACTCATGCTTCTTTAGAAAAAAACAATGCCGGACTGATTGCGATAGCACAAGGATTTGCTGTAATGTCGATTATCACCAGTCAATATTTTTTGACTGAGATTAGTCATCAGTTAAAAGAATTAAGCAAAAGTATTGATAAAATTCTTGAATTCCTTTACGGAGATAAGAAGGCTGAGTTAATCGCAGAAGTTAGTTTTACAAAATATGCATATGAAAACTACGCTTCTATAATGGCATGTAATGAGCAAAGGACCGCAACCATTAGCAGTCTTCAAGCTGCTAGGAAAGTTGCAATGAAGGACATCGAATTTTATATGTCTGATTTAAACGATACAGTCAGTGAAACAAGCGATTTGCAGGAATGCGTTGATAAGGCTTTTAGAATTAAAAGTTGCTTAGAACTTTCCATGCAGTTACATGTTATGAGTAATTTACTAGAGATTTATTATTCGCAGAATTTTGAGAATACACACATTCAATGGATTGAAAACAATGTTGTTGAATATTTGATTAAATGCGAAAAACGAATGCTTAGTGGATTTAGTAAATTGAGCGCAAGTATTCATGATTTTAAAAACGGACCATTGAAGAAAATAGATAAAATCGCGTTGGGAGACGTGGTTAATGACGTTATAGATTCTTTCGGAAGTGGTAGAGAATCAGATATGCATAAACAATTTCTTTCAGCATTACATTCAATGGACAAAGATATGAAGTGCTATATTGATAAAGATGCGAATGTGTATTTAAAAACATCTTGATAATAAATAATTCAGTTATTTTGAGCAGAGATACTTTAACCGGTGTCTCTGTCTTTTTTTAATGCTCTTTTTTGCGCGCGAAAAAAACATGCCCTTTTATGAAGAGAGAGGATAAATAGGCATTTTTATTAAATGTCACATTCTCTTTTAGTTTTTAGAAAATTGAAGGGAGGCTCTACTTATGTTAGAAAACAAGTTCCAGGCAAATTTGATTAAGGAACTGAAAGAAAGATTTCCTGGTTGTATCGTGATGAAAAATGACCCGACCTACATTCAGGGAATTCCAGATTTACTGGTTCTACACAAAGACAAATGGGCTTCCTTAGAATGTAAAAAAAGCGCTGGCGCAAAGAAGCAGCCGAATCAAAAATATTATGTGGACCGTATGAATCAGATGTCGTTTTCAAGATTTATATGTCCAGAGAATAAAGAGGAGGTACTGGATGAACTTCAACAATCATTCGAACCTTGAAGGACAGCACGCCTTTCTTGGTGCCAGTAAATATCACTGGATAAGTTATGGTGAGGATAAAGTGGCGGAAGCATATCGAAATTTCCTTGCCACACAAAAGGGAACTGTATTACATGCATTTGCAGCACAGTGCATCATGCTCAATCAGAAATTGCCAAAGTCAAAGCAGACACTGAATATGTATGTGAATGATGCCATCGGATTTAAGATGACACCGGAACAGATCCTTTACTATTCCGATAATTGTTTTGGCACAGCCGATGCGATTTTGTTTCGGAATAATTTTTTAAGAATTCACGATTTGAAGACCGGAAAGATTCCGGCACACATGGAGCAGCTTGAAATATATGCGGCTCTTTTTTGTTTGGAATATAAAGTGAAGCCTGGGGATATTGAAATGGAATTGAGAATCTATCAGAACAATGAAATTCTGTATCACAACCCTACGGCTGAAGAAATTGTTCCAATCATGGACAGAATTATTACTTTTGATAAGGTGATCAAGAAAATCAGAGAACAGGAGGGGTAAGCTATGAATTCCATTGTGGAAGATATTTTAATGCATTATGGTATGCCACGGCGTTCTGGGCGTTACCCTTATGGTTCTGGAGAAAATCCATATCAGCATAGTGGAGATTTTCTTAGCCGTGTCCAGGAATTGAAAAAATCTGGAATGAGCGAAACCGACATCGCTAAGAATATGGGTTTGACCACTACACAGCTTCGTACTCAGATGAGCCTTGCTAAAGATGAGCGTCGTGCGCTCCAGGTGGCAACCGCAAAAGGTCTTCGGGAGAAGGGTTATAGTTTAAATGAAATTGCCGATAAGATGGGGTTTGCTAATGACTCATCTGTCCGCTCTTTACTGAACGAGATTTCTGAAAACAGAATGAACCAGGCTAAAGCCACTGCTGATGTTCTGAGAAAGCTCATTGAAGAAAAAGGAATGATCGATGTCGGAACCGGCGTTGAAAGAGAACTTGGCGTGTCAAAAGAAAAACTTAACCAAGCTCTTTACATGTTGGAACTGGAAGGTTACCTGATTTATGGAGGTGGCGTTCCGCAGGTTACCAATCCTGGAAAGCAGACAAATATCAAGGTCATTTGTCCACCTGGTACCGAGCATAAAGACATTTATGATTTTGAGAATGTCCATTCTGTAAGAGATTACATCTCCTATGACAATGGTGAATCCTTCAGAAAATCTTTCGAATATCCGGCCAGCATGGATTCAAAGCGTTTGCAGATCCGTTATGCCGATCAGGGCGGTATCGATAAGGATGGTGTAATTGAACTTCGTAGAGGTGTGAATGACCTGTCTTTAGGTGACTCCCACTATGCGCAGGTTCGTATTATGGTAGACGGAACCCACTATCTTAAGGGCATGGCTGTTTACTCTGATAATATGCCGGATGGTGTTGATGTAATTTTCAACACTAATAAAAAATCTGGAACCCCGACCAAAGATGTTCTTAAGAAGATTAAGGATGATCCGGATAATCCGTTTGGTTCCCTAATCAAGGAGCATGGCGGTCAGAGTTACTATGATGATCCAAAAGGTAAGTATACAGATCCTGTAACGGGAAAGAAACAGTCCCTTTCTCTGATCAATAAGAGAGCGGAAGAAGGTGATTGGGGCGAATGGAGTAAGACTCTTCCGTCACAGTTCCTTTCCAAGCAGAGTTTGACACTTATTAAAAAACAGTTAGGTTTAGCAAAAGCCGATAAGCAGGCTGAATATGACGAAATCTGTTCACTGACAAATCCTACAGTGAAGAAAGCTCTGCTGAAATCATTTGCTGATGATTGTGATGCGGCCGCCGTACATTTACAGGCAGCGGCGTTACCTCGGCAGAAGTACCAGGTAATTCTCCCATTAACGACAATCAAAGATAATGAGGTGTATGCTCCGAACTACAAAGATGGAGAAACTGTTGCTTTGATTCGATACCCGCATGGTGGAACTTTTGAGATTCCTATTCTGAAAGTCAACAATAAACTGGATGAAGGAAAGAGCGTTCTCGGAAATACACCGGCGGGTGCAATCGGTATCAATAAGAAGAATGCAGACCGTTTATCTGGAGCGGATTTCGATGGTGATACCGTAATGGTAATTCCTTGTAACTCCACGAAGAGTAAGGTAAAGATTACTTCCACTTCTCCATTGAAAGGTTTGGAAGGTTTCGATACCAAAGATGCTTATGGCGGAACTGTTAAAAAAGATGCCGATGGTGTGGATCATTACTATCGTAATGGCAAAGAGTACAAGATTATGAGGAATACCCAGACAGAAATGGGTAAAGTATCGAATCTGATTACTGATATGACTTTAAAGGGAGCCACACAGGATGAATTAGCGAGAGCAGTTCGCCACAGTATGGTTGTAATCGATGCCGAGAAACACAAACTGGATTATAAGCAGAGTGAAATCGATAACGGTATTGCTTCTCTTAAGAAGAAGTATCAGGGAAATGTGGATTCAGAAGGTCGTTACCATGAAGGCGCATCTACCCTCATTTCAAGAGCAAAATCCGAGACGCAGGTTCTTAAGAGAAAAGGTTCTCCGACTATCAATGAGGATGGCTCTCTGTCATACAAGTCTGTTAAGGAAGAGTATGTCGATAAGAATGGGAAAATCCAGGTGAGAACTCAGAAGAGTACGAAAATGGCTGAAACAAAAGATGCTCGTACTCTTTCTTCAGGTACCCCCCAGGAAGAAGCTTATGCCGACTATGCAAATTCTATGAAGTCTTTAGCTAACCAGGCTCGTAGAGAGATGATGAGTACCGGTAAAATCGCTTACTCTGCTTCTGCTAAGGCGACTTATTCTGAAGAAGTAAAGTCTTTAAATGCTAAGCTGGACTTAGCTTTGGCGAATGCTCCTAGAGAACGACAGGCTCAGACAATGGCGAATGCTACAGTTGCGGCTAAAAGAAAAGACAATCCGGATATGACGAAAGCAGAAGTTAAGAAGGCTAGTCAACAGGCTCTGGCACAGGCAAGAAGTTCAGTTGGAGCCAAGCGATCTAACATTGAAATTACTGATAAAGAATGGGAAGCCATCCAGGCCGGAGCAATTTCTGAGAATAAGCTTACACAAATTCTGAACAACACGAATACTGATACTATTCGTCAGAGAGCAACTCCTCGTGCAAGCACAGCTCTGAGCACAGCTAAACAGAATCGTATCGCTGCACTTAGCGCGTCCGGCTATAGCACTTCAGAGATTGCGGAAGCTCTTGGGGTTTCTTCTTCGACAGTTTCTAAGTATTTGAATGGAAAGGAGTGAGCTAAGTAAGATGAGGTTTGCACTTACAACTTTTGATAATCCTTATGATCCATTTGAACAGTTCACTCAGTGGTTCATGTTTGATGAGGAAAAGGGTTATCACACGACTGCTTATCTTGGTCGAATCGCTCGAACATCGGATCAGTTATCAGATGAAGAGAACAACAAGGAAGTAGAACGAGCTATTGATGAGATAATTCGTTATGATTTCCAGAACATCTATCGAAAGGTTACAAGTAAATCAGAACCAAATGAACATAAAGAAAAAGCTTCCTAAAAGTGATTTCATCGGCATATCAAAAGCCGAAACCGCCAGTATATAACTAAAAGGGGTATAGGGGGGTGTCTAAAAAACATACCCCCACCCATATCGCGGCGGTCTTTAAAATTTCCCCGGAGGGTATTTTTAGGGAGCCTTTTCAGCTGTTCCAGTGTTTACAAGGGTCTATAATTCATGATATTTGACAACGGTTTCTGTGGGATCGGCTCAAAGTTAGTTCCCCTTTCGTTGAGTAGCATTGTCATGATTTGTAGGTCCTTTTAAATACTGGAAAAGTATGTGGAAACTATCACAGAAGTAACGAACAAGTAAATGGAAGGAGGCATCAACTTTGAGAAAAGCAAAACAATCCGATTCTTCTAGGCTGATGCGTCCTGCATTAACGCCAGAAGCGAGAGAGAATCAGCTTGTTTCATTGGCGGTTGACTTGGCTGAAAAGCAGTTACGAGAGGGAACCGCCTCATCTCAGGTGATTACTCACTATTTGAAGCTCGGTTCGACGAAAGAAAGAATCGAAAAAGAGATTTTGGAAAAACAGAAGGAACTGATAGAGGCGAAGACCCAGAATCTAAAATCTATTGAAAATTCTGAGAAGCTGTATGCTGATGCATTAAAAGCATTTCGTGGTTATAGCGGTCATGGAGATGAGGTGGATGATGCTTAGATGCTATTCAGAACTCTTGCGGATTCCAAGCTTTAAGGAACGATACGAGTATCTTCGTTTGAATGGAGTAGTTGGCGAAGAGACATTCGGATTTGATAGATACCTTAATCAGATATTTTACAATTCTCAAGAATGGAAGGACATTCGGAGAAAAATTATTATTCGTGATAATGGATGTGATCTTGGATTGGATGGTTATGAGATTCGTGGAAAGATTCTTATTCATCATATGAACCCAATAAGGCAGCAGGACATACTGTTGCGGACTGATTTGGTTCTGAATCCAGAGTATCTAATTGCAACAACTTTATCGACCCACAATGCTATACATTATGGAGACGAGAAACTACTTTTAACAGTTCCAAATGAAAGACGAAAAAATGATACATGCCCATGGAGGCATTAGGAGGAAAATTATGGAAGGAAACAAGAAGCCACTTATGGGTGTTGTGGTAAATTGTATGAATTTAAACATTCGCAAAGACCCGACGCAGGTATCCAGATCATTAGAAATCATCGGCTCGGATACAGTTGTGAAGGTATGCGACGATGAGTCTGTTTCTGGTTTTTATAAAGTAAAGACTGGGGATGGTATCAGCGGGTATTGTATGAGTGAGTTTATAAAACTCTGTTAGATGGAGGTGCGATCATGAATATTACAGATAGTGTACTGACATCAATCAAGAAATTACTCGGTATCGCAGAGGAGTATGAACATTTCGATGCAGATTTGATCATGCACATCAATTCTGTGTTCTCAATTCTTACACAGCTTGGTGTCGGTCCATCCAAAGGTTTCATGATCGAAGATAAGAGTGCAACGTGGAAAGATTTCATTTCTGATAGATCCAAATACATGCTTGTCAAATCTTATATGCATTTGAAGGTCAAACTTCTTTTCGATCCGCCGCTTAGTTCGGCCGTGCTGGAGTGTTATAAAACACAAATCAGTGAGTACGAATGGCGTCTAAATGTTGCTGCGGAAAACGATGACACCGATCCAGATGAGCCTGAGTATTATTCCGGATCATATGAAGTTACACCAAAGGCGCATAAGACTCAAACTTTGGATACATCTGGAAAGGTGCTTAGTGAAGACCTTGTGGTTCATGAAGTTCCGTATTATCAGACATCCAATGCCAGCGGAGGTGTTACCAGTTACATCGCAAAGGAGGGAGATTCAAAATGAATAACACCTATTTAGCACACCATGGAATTCTTGGAATGAAATGGGGAGTTCGAAGATCAGAAGCACAGCTTGCAAGAGCCAGGGGACATTCCTCCAAATCTTCAGATGATAAGAATGAGGTATCAGCACGTAAAGTTGCTGTTAAGAATCGGCGAACAATGTCGGATGCAGATCTGAAGAAAAAGATCGAGAGACTTAAATTAGAACGCGAGTTTAAAAATCTTACAGAAGACGACATCGCACCTGGCAGAAAGTATGTATCAGAAATTCTTTCTGCATCCGGAAAGAAAGCGTTGACTATGGCTGCGGCTGGAGCAATGACCTATGCTGTCAAGACTGCAATGACAAAAGAATTCAATCTTAAAGAGGCCGCACAGTACATCGCTGCAAACCCGAATAAGAAGAAGTAGGAGAAGAAAATAATGGCGTTATCGAACACTGCCGTCCCGAAATACTACGGCATGTTTCGTGATGCCGTAATTCGTGGCGAAATTCCGGTATGCCGAGAAATCGAGATGGAGATGAACCGAATCGATGATCTCATTGCGAATCCTGGAATTTATTACGATGATCAAGCAGTAGAGGGTTTTATCAGCTATTGCGAGAATGAGCTTACTTTAACTGACGGTTCAGATTTGAAACTGCTTGATACATTCAAAGTTTGGGCTGAACAGATTTTCGGTTGGTACTATTTTGTTGAGCGAAGTGTATACGAACCTTATGAGGATGGCCATGGCGGACATTACGTTACCAAGTCTATCCGAAAAAGATTGGTTAATAAGCAATATCTCATAATAGCCAGAGGTGCTGCAAAGTCAATGTATGGCTCATGCTTGCAGAATTTCTTCTTGAATGTTGACGTCACAACGACACATCAGATAACTACAGCCCCGACAATGAAGCAGGCGGAAGAGGTGTTGTCACCTATTCGAACCGCTATTACCAGATCAAGGGGACCTTTCTATAAGTTCCTTACTGAAGGATCGTTGCAAAATACGACCGGATCAAAGGCGAATCGAATGAAATTGGCATCCACTAAGAAAGGGATTGAAAACTTTCTCACTGGATCGCTTCTTGAAATTCGTCCAATGAGAATCGATAAACTTCAGGGGCTTCAGCTGAAAGTGGCTACAGTTGACGAGTGGCTTTCTGGCGACATTCGAGAAGATGTAATCGGAGCAATCGAACAGGGCGCATCGAAAGTCAACGACTACCTTATCGTTGCAATCAGTTCGGAGGGTACTGTCCGTAACGGTGCCGGTGATACAATCAAAATGGAATTGATGGACATTCTGAAAGGGGATTATGTCAATCCGCACGTATCAATCTGGTGGTATAAGCTGGATTCTATTGACGAGGTTGCTGATCCAGATAAATGGTTGAAAGCCAATCCGAACCTTGGAAAGACTGTTTCTTATGAAACCTATCAGCTGGACGTTGAGAGAGCAGAAAAGGCTCCGGCAGCTCGAAACGATATTTTGGCTAAGCGCTTCGGACTTCCTATGGAGGGATACACATATTACTTTACATATGAAGAAACTCTTCCACATCGCCATCGAGATTATTGGCAAATGCCATGTTCTTTGGGAGCCGATCTATCACAAGGGGACGATTTCTGTGCATTCACATTTTTATTCCCATTGTCGAACGGATCATTCGGCGTCAAAACCAGAAACTACATTTCCTCATCGACTCTTATGAAACTCCCGGCAGCAATGAGAATTAAATACGATCAGTTTATGAAAGAGGGAAGCCTTATTGTGTTGGAAGGGACGGTTCTTGACATGATGGAAGTGTATGAGGATTTGGATAACCACATTATTGAATGCGGTTATGATGTACGATGCTTTGGTTACGACCCATACTATGCAAAGGAATTTGTTGAACGTTGGACAAGTGAAAATGGACCATTCGGAATAGAAAAAGTTATCCAGGGTGCAAAGACAGAATCCGTCCCACTTGGCGAATTGAAGAAACTTTCAGAAGAGCGAATGCTTCTGTTTGATGAGAATTTGATGACATTTGCTATGGGAAACTGTATTACTCTGGAAGATACTAACGGGAACCGTAAATTGCTGAAAAAGCGGCATGAGCAAAAAATTGATGCCGTTGCAGCAATGATGGATGCGTATATCGCTTACAAGGCAAATAGGGAAGCATTTGAGTAGGGGGGATAAAGATGCCAGTAGCAAAGTTAATTGATTACTCTTCTGTATTACGACCCTATACCGTCAGAAAAGTAGCTCATATCGAATCAAGTGATAATTTGATGCATTATGGAATAAAGGGTATGAAATGGGGAGTTCGGAGAACGAAAGAACAATTAGCTCATGACAGAAGCTCCATTCAGGCAAGGATGAATAGCCAGTTGCGAACACCTGTAAAAGCTTCAAATGGAATACTGGTTACACGTTTTTCAGATCATGCCCTTGACAGAACACAAACCGAATCAAGGCCGGTAACCGTTGAAGGAATTTTGGACGCATTGAAAAATCCGTTGAATCATGGTAGCATTAAAACAAAAACAGATAACCTTGGACGACCAAGTCAGCAGTTTATAGGGAAATATGCGACAGTAGCAGTGAATCCTGAAAATGGAACCATAACAACTACTTGGTGTACAGGAAGTAGAACGAAGCGTAAATATTTAAAGAAAGGGTGAGCGTATGTTCAGTGAAGAAGAAATAAACCTTATGCAGCAACTTGGATTGGACTGCGATTTTAACGGTTTATCTGAGACCGATGAATATTGGGCAGACATAGAAGAAAAGGTTGGGAATTTCCTGACACTGAAGTGTTTAGACGAGCATTATAATCCCGATAGTAACGGAATCATATGCGAATCTATACTGAACAAAATACCGGTGTAAAATTACTGTAGACCTCTTAAGAAAAGGGGTCTTTTTTTTGCCTATTTTTAGGAGGTGAGAATTCAAAATGGATTTATCATTAAGTTCCAGGTTTAAAAATGCCTGGAATGCTTTTCGCAATAGAGCCCCTACCATGATGTCCCAGAATATCGGTTCGGGTTATTCATATCGTCCTGATCGTTTTCGCCTTACCAGAGGAAACGAAAGATCGATAGTCACGTCCGTATACAATAGAATCGCTTTAGACGTAGCCGCCATCAACATTCAGCACGTTCAGTTGGATGATGAAGGGCGGTTTTTAAATGTTATAAAAAGCGGTTTAAACGAATGTTTGTCGTTGGAAGCCAATCTTGATCAGACTGGTAGGGCATTTATCCAAGATGTTGTTATGTCCATGATGGATGAAGGCTGTGTAGCAATCGTTCCTGTGGATACCGATGATGATCCAGACGACACAAAAGGATATCAGATTCTTTCGATGCGAGTTGGTCGAATTCGTGACTGGTATCCTCGTCACGTCCGTGTTGAGGTATACAACGAAAATACTGGGCGAAAACAAGAAATTGTTGTTCCGAAAGATACGGTTGCTATCGTGGAAAATCCACTGTATGCGGTAATTAACGAGCCGAATTCGACGATGCAGAGGCTTATTCGAAAATTGAATTTGCTAGATGCTGTCGATGAACAGAGCAGCTCCGGCAAGTTGGATTTGATCATTCAGCTACCTTATGTAATTAAATCAGAGGCAAGACGTAAGCAGGCTGAGCAGCGGCGTAAAGATATCGAGCAGCAGTTGTCCGGTTCTAAGTATGGCATTGCTTATACCGATGGAACAGAGAGAATCACGCAGTTGAATCGTTCTTTGGAAAACAATCTAATGAAGCAGATTGAATACTTAACGAGTATGCTTTACAGCCAGTTAGGAATCACTCAGAGCATCTTGGATGGTACCGCAGACGAGAAGACTATGCTGAATTATTACAACCGAACGATTGAGCCTATCGTTTCAGCGATTGTTGATGAGATGAAGCGAAAATTTTTAACAAAGACGGCACGCTCACAGAACAAGTCAATTATGTTCTTTAGAGATCCATTCAAGCTTGTGCCAGTAGCTGATCTTGCTGAAATTTCTGATAAATTTACCAGAAATGAAATTGCGACATCAAATGAAATCAGACAGGTAATTGGATGGAAGCCATCTAATGATCCTAAGGCCGATGAATTAAGAAATAGCAATTTAAGCGATCCTAGAGAAACGACAGTAATTCCAGCAAAACGAACAGTAGATACAGGAGGTAAAAATCAAAATGAAGTATGACTTTGGTGGCTGGGCCACTAGAAACGATCTTCAGTGTGCCGATGGACGAGTCATTAAAAAAGACGCATTCAAAGCACAGAACGGGCAGACAGTCCCGTTAGTATGGATGCATAATCATGCCGATCCAGCGAATGTGCTTGGATTAGCTCATCTCGAAAATAGAGATGAAGGAGTTTATGCGTTCTGTGAATTTAATGATACAGAATCAGGAAAGACTGCACGGGAACTTGTAAAACATGGCGACGTACAGTCTCTTTCTATCTTTGCCAATCAGCTTAAACAGGCTGGACACGATGTTGTTCATGGCATCATCAGAGAAGTAAGTCTGGTATTAGCCGGTGCAAATCCAGGAGCATTTATCGATGATGTGATGATGCATGGCGATGGCGAAACCGGTATTGTCATTGGCTATAATGAAATGATCATGGGTCAGTTGGAGCATTCCGCAGATAAGCCGGATAAAAAGAAGGAAAAAGAAAAAATCGAGCCTAATGACAAATCAGATAATGGAGAGAAAAAAGACGATAAGGTTGAGACTATCGAAGACATTTTTAAATCCATGAACGAGAAACAGCAGACAGCCGTTTTCGCCATGATGGCTGAATTCGTAGACAAAGAAAATCCTAAAAAAGAGGATGATGAATCTAAAGGAGGAGATGACAATATGAAACACAACGTTTTTAACACTGACAAGCGCGATGATAAGAGCTTTCTGTCTCACGCAGACCAGGAGGAAATCCTTAAGCTGGCAAAGACAAGCCAGGTAGGAACATTCCAGACAGCGCTGGAGATCTATGCTAATGAGAATGCACTTCAGCATGACGCCCTTGCTAGCGGCTTTGTACAGGATGGCACCGGCAATGTAACACTTCTGTTCCCGGAATACAAGGATGTACGTCCTGGTGCGCCGGAACTGATTACCAATGATCAGGGTTGGATTACAACCGTAATGAACAAAGTTCATAAGAGTCCGATTTCCAGAATCAGAACCAGCCAGGTAGACATCCGCAACATCGATGCTCTTAAGGCTAAAGGCTATACTAAGGGAAAACAGAAGAAGCAGACTGGCAACTTCAAGTTGGTTCGCAGAACTACTGATCCTCAGACCGTGTACGTAAAGAGTGCACTGCATAGAGACGATATCATCGATATCGTTGATTTCGACTATGTGGCATACCTGTACAATATCGATCGCCTGATGCTCAATGAAGAGCTGGCAACTGCAATTATGCTGGGTGATGGTAGAGACGACGGCGATGAAGGTAAGATTTCTCCGGATCACATCAGACCGATTTGGCTGGATGATGATCTGTACACTATTCACGTTGATCTCGATATCGCAGCAGCTAAGAAAGAGCTTCAGGGAACCAATACAGCGGCTAACTTCGGCGAGAATTATGTCATCGCAGAAGCCATGATCAATACGGTTCTGTATGCAAGAGAGGATTATAAGGGCACCGGCACTCCGGATCTGTTCATTACTCCTCATATGTTAAACCAGATGCTCCTGGCAAGAGACATCAATGGAAGACGTATTTACTCTTCTAAGACTGAACTTGCCACTGCGCTGAATGTTGGTAGCATCAATACTGCAGAGCAGTTCGAGGGTAAGACTAGAACCACTTCCAACAATAAAAAGAAGAAGCTGGTTGCCATCATCGCAAATCTGGCGGATTACTCCCTCGGTGCAACCAAGGGCGGAGAGGTTACTCACTTCACTCAGTTCGATATCGACTTCAACCAGGAAAAATCCTTGCTCGAGACCAGATGCTCCGGTGCTCTTACTCGTGTATACTCTGCAATCGCAATCGAAGAGGATGTAACACCCGCATCTTCCGCTTCCGAGGATCATACAGCCTAAGTCTTAGAGGAGAAAATTCAAAATGAGTAAATTCTACGGGGCAATCGGTTATGCCGTAACAGAAGAGATTCGACCTGGTGTCTGGGGGGAGACGATTACGGTTCGTGGTTACTACGGAGATGTTATTCGGAATACTCGACAGTATCAGAGTTCGGACAATCTCAATGACAATCTCAACGTGTCGAATGAGTTTAGCATCGTAGCCGATCCGTTTGCTTATGCGAATTTTCATTCGATGAGATTTATCGAGTATATGGGGGCTAAATGGAAAATTTCAAATGTTGAAGTTCAGTATCCCCGTTTAATATTGACTGTTGGAGGTGTTTATAATGAGCAGACAACGGAAACTGCATAATATTTTATGTACCATTCTCTCGTGTCCTGACAAAGGATTAGAGTGTCGTGCTTATTTTCAACCACCGTCATCGGTAAAAATGAAATACCCCGCCATCGTTTACGCACTTGATGACATCGAAAATGTACATGCCGATAACGGGGTTTATTCATCTCGCAGGCACTATTCAGTCACTGTTATTGAATCTGACCCAGATAGTGAGCTTGTCGATAAGGTGGCTTCTATACCTACCTGCCGATTTGAACGATATTATGCAAGCGAGAATCTGAATCACTGGAATTTCTCGCTCTATTTCTGATAAGGAGGAATATCTTTATGTCTAAAATCATTTGGGATAAAACTGGCGAGCGCCTGTACGAAACCGGCTGTGACCATGGTGTTCTCTATCCGATGCAGACCGGCGGCGTTTATAACAAGGGCGTTGCATGGAATGGTCTGACTGCCGTTACCGAGAGCCCTTCCGGTGCTGAGGCTTCCCCTATTTACGCCGATAACATCAAGTATGTGAATCTGGTTTCCAACGAGGAGTTCGGCGCTACTGTCGAGGCATATATGTACCCCGATGAGTTTGCCGAGTGTGATGGTTCTGTCGAGATCATGCCCGGTATGTATGCCGGTCAGCAGTCCCGTAAGACTTTCGGTCTGGCATATCGTACTATTCTGGGTAACGATACCGATCTGAACGACTACGGCTATAAGCTGCATCTGGTTTACGGTTGTCTGGCTGCTCCTTCTGAGAAGGGCTATAGCACTGTCAATGACAGTCCTGAGGCAGCTACTCTGTCTTGGGAAATCAGCACCACGCCTGTCTCCATCAACAAGCTGGTCAATGGCAAGAAGTTAAAGCCGATTGCTACCCTGACCTTTAACTCCACTAAGTTTAGTGCTGAGTTTATGACTCAGTTGGAAGAAATCTTGTACGGTAAAGACCCGACTACCGATGGTGGTAGTGATGGCGTCGAGCCTCGTCTGCCTCTGCCTGATGAGATTATCGAACTGTTCGATAAGACTCAGAATCCGCATGGCTAATATGTAGAATCATGGAGCCGTATTCAGGTAAGCTGGCGGCTCCTATTTTTTATTTGAAAGGAGAAAATTTCAATGACTAAAGAAACTATCACTTATACCGATCTGTATGGCGTTCAGAGAACTGAAGATTTTTATTTCGATCTGTCTAAGCCTGAAATCGTAAAGATGCAGGCCAGCGCCAAGGGCGGTTACGATGTTCAGCTTAAGAGTATCGCTGCCAGTCCGAATGGGGCTCTTATTATGGAGTTCTTCGAGAACTTTATTAAGACCGCCTATGGCGAGAAGAGCGATGACGGCAGACGCTTTATGAAGTCTGAGGAAATTTCCAGAGGCTTTATGGAAACCCCCGCTTATGAGGTGCTGTTTGAGAAGCTTGTTACCGATGCCGGTGCTGCATCCGAATTTGTCAACCGTGTGATGCGTGCCAACGGCAATGGGCAGGCTGCGTCCATCGCATCTAATTAAAGAAAGCTCGGAGGACTAAGGGATGCTGAAAATTACTGTGTCGGCTGCCGAGTTTTGGGATGAAATTCATGAGGAATTTGTCTACAAGAAAGAGCAGACTTTGCAGCTGGAGCATTCCTTAGTCTCCCTTTCAAAATGGGAAAGCAAATGGAATAAGGCGTTTCTCGGAAAACAAGAAAAAACCGACGAGGAAATTCTTGATTATGTACGATGTATGACCTTAACCCAGAATGTAGATCCCGAAGTATACACTCGGCTGTCTGCTGAAAACTACGCCGCCATCAATGCTTACATTGAAGCACCTATGACTGCAACTTGCCTTATCGAGGACAAGCAGACAAGAGGCAATAAAGAAACGGTTACGTCGGAGCTTATTTACTACTGGATGATTTCTTATAACATCCCTGTGGAGTTTCAAAAATGGCATTTGAACAGACTTCTGACCCTCATACGGGTATGTAATGTCAAGAACTCTCCGCCTAAGCGAAGAAGTAAGCGTGAAATGTGGAATCGAAATGCAGCCATTAACGCTGCCAATCGAAAACGCTTTGGTTCTAAGGGGTGATCGAATGAACAGACGATGCCGAAAATGCATGTTAAGGCGAGTTCGCCATAAGAAGCAGCCTTACAATAACTGGCTTAAAACTTTTACCAAAAAAGCAGTAGCAATTATTCTGGTGGTTTCACTGATTGATTTGCAACTGTCTTATGTGCTTGCATTTATGGGGCAAGTACAAATTGCGGAATCGCTTTCCAGCACAATAGCATCGACGGTTGTCGGGGTTATGCTTGGCTACTTCTTCAAAGCCCTTTTCGAAACATTCTTCGAAAAGCGTGAAGAACGATTCAAGCAGGAAAGCAAACTGGAAGAAAATACGAATTATGAGGAGGTTTAGTTATGCCTATCAGTTTTTTGACTACAGCACTGTTGATCGTATCCGTTATCACGAATCTGACAGTGGAGGGCATTAAGAAGCTGCTTGACGGAACGAAGGTCAAGTATTCTTCTAATGTTCTTGCGGCCGTTCTGTCCGTCCTGATTGCCTGCGCTGTTAGCGTGATTTACCTTATCATGACCGACACGGTATTTACTATGAAGATTGGGGTTGAGATCGTTGTTCTGATGTATCTGGGCTTCCTGATCTCTACGGTTGGTTATGACAAGGTCATTCAGATGCTGAAACAGATTCAGAGCGTGAAGGAAGAGACGAAAAATGAGTAACAGCCCTCTGGTATCTTATACCAAGTTAAGCCCTAATCATTCTGGGCAGAGAACCCATGCCGTCGACCGTATCACACCTCATTGTGTAGTCGGACAGTGCTCGGTAGAAACCATGGGCAATATTTTTGCTCCGACTTCCCGACAGGCTTCCTGTCAGTATGGTATCGGCGTAGATGGACGAGTAGGTATGTATGTGGAAGAGAAGAACCGTTCCTGGTGTTCTTCCTCCAATGCGAATGACCAGCGTGCTATTACGATCGAGTGTGCCAGCGATGCTACACATCCGTATGCATTCAACAACACCGTATATGCGAAACTGATTGAGCTTTGCACAGACATTTGCAAGCGTTATGGAAAAACCAAACTGCTTTGGTTCGGAGATAAGACAAAGACTCTGAACTATGAACCTGCTTCCAATGAAATGGTTCTGACCGTACATCGTTGGTTTGCCAACAAGAGTTGCCCTGGTGATTGGATGTATGCTCGAATGGGAGATCTTGCGTCCAAAGTTACGGCTAAGCTTGGGGGCTCTGCTGGCGGAACTGAGAAACCTGCCGATAATCAGGTATTTTATCGGGTGCAGACAGGAGCCTTCAGCAATAAAGTGAACGCCGACGCAATGCTTCAGAAGGTGAAAGCTGCCGGTTTTGATACTTACATGGTTAAGGTCGATAACCTTTACAAGATTCAGGTCGGCGCATTCAGTAAGAAAGCAAATGCTGACGTTATGGCCGCAAAGCTTAAAGCTGCTGGTTTTGACATCTATGTAACAACCAAGAGCGGGACGGCAGTCTCTGCATCTTCTGCGAAGAAAAACACTGACCAGATCGCCCGTGAAGTAATTCAGGGTCTGTGGGGTAACGGTGTGGACAGGACTAATCGTCTGAAGGCAGCTGGTTATGATCCTTCCGTAATACAGAATCGGGTTAATCAGCTTCTTAAATAAGGAGGTCCGTGAATGATAAGGTTCAGTCACAAGGGAGACTTCTCTAAGGTTACACGCTTTTTAGAGAGGGCAAAAGAAGTTGTCCATCTCGGAGACCTCGACAAGTATGGTCGAGAAGGGGTCGCTGCTCTTGCGTCTGCAACGCCTGTCGATTCCGGTTTGACCGCCAGTTCATGGTATTACGAGATCGTGAACCGAAATGGATCTGCAAAGATCACATTTTACAACTCAAATATTCAAAATGGTGTTCCAATTGCGATCATTCTGCAATATGGTCATGGAACCCGTAATGGAGGCTGGGTACAGGGTCGAGACTACATCAATCCTGCTATCCAGCCTATTTTTGACAAAATTGCAAACGAAGCATGGAAGGAGGTTACGAAGCTATGAGTAAAACCATCGACGAAAGAGTCGTAGAAATGCGGTTTGACAATAAGCAGTTTGAGAGCAATGTTCAAACCAGTTTATCTACCATTGAAAAATTAAAGAAAAGTTTGGATATGGATGGTGCTACGAAAGGTCTTGAGAGCATTGACGGCGCTGCTAAGAAAGTCGATATGTCGGGACTTGGATCTGCGGTTGAAACGGTAAAGACTCGATTCTCGGCTTTGGAAATCATGGCCGTAACCGCCCTTGCAAATATCACCAACTCGGTTGTAAACACCGGCAAACAGATGCTCCAGTCCTTGACAATCGAACCTATCAGTCAGGGTTTTGAGGAATACGAGCTGAAGATGGGGTCAATTCAGACCATCATGATGAGTACCGGCGCCTCTCTTGAAGAAGTTAATAAGTATCTACAAGAATTGAATACATACTCGGATAAGACTATTTATTCTTTCCAGGATATGACTTCCAATATCGGTAAATTTACCAACGCGGGTGTCGGTCTTGAGGATGCAGTTATGGCTATCCAGGGTGTGTCGAATGTTGCCGCTGTGTCCGGCGCAAATGCAAATGAGGCATCCCGTGCCATGTATAACTTTGCACAGGCACTATCTGCCGGTTATGTCAAGCTGATCGACTGGAAGTCTATCGAGAATGCTAACATGGCAACCGTTGAATTTAAGACTCAGCTTCTTGAATCGGCTGTTGCCTGCGGCACCTTGACTAAAACTGCCGATGGTATGTACAAGACCGTCAAGGGTAATGTCATTGATGCCACACATGGGTTTAATGATTCCTTGCAGGATCAGTGGATGACCACGGAAGCTCTGGTCGGTACTCTTCGCAATTATGCGGATGAAACGACTGAAATCGGTGCTAAAGCATTCGCGGCTGCACAGGATGTTAAGACATTCACCCAGTTGATGGATACTCTCAAGGAAGCCGTAGGCTCAGGATGGGCTAATACATGGGAAATTCTGTTTGGTGATTTCGAGGAAGCCAAAGAGCTTTGGACTGGACTCAGTCAAGTCATCGGCGGATTCATCGACGCTCAAGCAGACGCTCGTAATGAGATGCTGCAAGGGTGGAAAGATCTTGGTGGAAGAACTAAACTGATCGAAGCATTTAAGAATGCTTTTGAAGGCATTCAGAGTGTTATCAAACCGATCTATGAGGCATTCCGTGAGATATTTCCTCCTACCACAGCCAAGCAGCTTTATGATATTACTGAGAATTTGCGAAAATTCACAGCGAATTTGAAACTCAGTGGTACTGCTTCGGCAAATTTGAAGTCTACTTTCAAGGGTTTGTTTGCGATCTTAGACATCGTTAAACAAGCCTTTTCTGCTATATTTACGGCAATTAAACCGTTGTTTGGTGGGTTTGGAACACTCGGAGATGGGGTTCTTGGTTTCACTGGCGGCATTGGTGATGCTATTGTTGCGTTTGACGAGTTTATCAAAACCAGCGGAGCATTCCAGAAAGTCGGTGAGGGTATTGCTACGGTAATTCAGACAATTATGACCGCTTTATCCACACTGAAGAACAAGATCAAAGAGAAATTCGAATCCGCCAATTTCGAATTGTTTCATTCTCTGCTTGAGCGAATTCATGAGAGGATGACTCAGGTCGGAGAAGCAGCCGGTGAGATGAAATCTGGGGTTATCGTCGCCTTTGAGGTCATTGGCGAAACTCTTGCTAATTGCCAATTTGTTCAGCTTCTCTCGGCTGTGTGGAACGCCGTTAAGACAATCGGAAGTGGCATCGTTAAAATCCTTGGCGAACTCGGCAGTTCCTTAGCAAAGAATTTCGGTGAAGCTAATTTCAGCGGAATTATTGATCTGCTGAATGGTATCTCGTTCGGTGCTATTGCTGTCGGTATCACAAAGTTTGTCGGTACTTTCCGAGAGGCTATTGAGGACATCGGCAGTTTCAAGGAATCTTTTATCGGAATTCTTGACAGTGTTCGAGGATGCTTTGAAGCTTACCAGAATCAGTTGCAGGCGGGTACATTGCTGAAGATCGCGTCGGCTATTGCTATTCTTACTGCGTCTTTGATTGCGCTTAGTCTTGTGGACAGCGAAAAGCTGAATGTAGCTCTTGGAGCAATCACTGTGCTATTTGCTGAACTTCTTGCTTCGATGGCTGTATTCAACAAAATCAGTGGTCAGGCAACTGGTGTGATGAAGAGTGTAACTGCTATGCTCGGAATTGCTACGGCAGTGCTGATTTTGGCGAGCGCACTTAAAAAGATTGCTGATCTGGATGCAAAGCAGCTTACTACTGGTCTGATTGGTGTTGCAGGTTTGACGACTATGATGGTTGCCGCAGCCAAAGCTATGACTTCCAACAGTAAAACCATCATCAAGGGTGCTACTCAAATGGTGATCTTTGCCGCCGCAATCAAGATTCTTGCTTCGGTTTGCGAACAACTCGCTCAATTGGACTGGAACCAGCTTGCCAAAGGTCTTGTGGGTGTCGGCGTTTTGCTGGCGGAGATTTCTCTGTTCCTGAGAACTGCAAAATTCAGTGGGAAATCCATTACTACTGCCACCGGTATTGTTATTCTCTCGGCAGCAATTAAGGTGTTGGCATCTGCTTGCAAGGACTTCGGTGAGATGAAATGGGAAGAAATCGGTAAGGGACTTGTATCTATAGCAGTGCTTCTTGCCGAGGTCACCGCTTTCACCAAGCTTACTGGTAACGCTAAACATGTAATCTCTACAGGTGTAGCGCTCATTGCTATCGGAGCCGCTATGAAGATATTTGCATCGGCTGTAAAAGACTTCTCCGGAATGCAGTGGGACGAAATTGCAAGAGGTCTTGTTGCTATGGCCGGGGCTTTGGCGGCGGTCACGATTGCCGTCAACTTCATGCCGAAAAATATAATCGGCATCGGCACTGGTCTTATTGCTGTCTCTGCGGCTTTGCTTATATTTGCCAATGCTCTTGGCCAGATGGGTTCAATGTCTTGGGAGAAAATCGCCAAGGGTCTTATTACTCTGGGCGGCGCAATGGCCATTCTTGCAATCGGTCTGAATGCCATGACAGGCACTCTTACCGGTTCTGCGGCGCTTCTTGTTGCTGCAAGTGCCCTCTTGGTGCTCACTCCGGTACTGGCTATTCTCGGCGCCATGAGTTGGAGCTCCATTGTAAAAGGTCTTGTCACTTTGGCTGGTGCATTTGCTATCCTCGGTGTTGCAGGTGCTGTATTGACCCCGTTGGTTCCGTCCATTCTTGTTTTGAGTGGCTCGCTGGCACTAATCGGAGTAGCAGTTGTCGGTATTGGCGCCGGACTTGCTCTGGCAGGTGCCGGTTTGTCCGCTTTGGCGGTAGGCCTGACGGCTCTTGCAGCAGCAGGAACCGCCGGTGCTACAGCCATCGTCGCTTCTTTGACTGTTATCATCACTGGTGTCGCAGCCCTTATTCCTGCGATTGTAGCCAAGATCGGTGAGGCAATTGTCGAGTTCTGCAAAGTTATTGTAGATAGTGCAGGAGCCATTGGAGAAGCAGTCAAGTCGGTTGTTCTTATGCTGGTGGATGTACTTGTTGAGTGCGTTCCCGCTATCGCTGATGGAGCATTGAAGCTCATTGCAGGTGTTCTTGAAGCATTGGTGGAATATACCCCGTCTATCGTCGATTCCATCCTCCAATTTCTTATCGCAGTTCTTGAGGGCGTTGCCAAGAATCTTCCCGGTCTGATTCAGGCTGCGGTTGATGTATTGATGGCTTTCTTCTCTGGCATTGTGGATGCGCTTAAGGGTATCGATACAGAAACTCTTCTTCAAGGAATTGTCGGTATTGGTCTGCTTGCAGCAATTATGGCTGCCTTGAGTGCAGTAGCGGCTCTTGTTCCGGGTGCCATGTTGGGCGTTCTCGGTATGGGGGCTGTTATCGCTGAACTTGCTCTTGTTCTTGCTGCGGTCGGAGCTCTGGCGCAAATTCCTGGTTTGAACTGGCTTATCAACGAAGGAGGTAATCTACTTCAGGGAATTGGTACGGCAATCGGTAAATTTGTTGGCGGTATCGTCGGCGGTTTTATGAGTGGCGTGTCCAGCCAATTTCCGCAAATTGGTTCTGACCTTTCCGGGTTTATGACCAATGTTCAGCCGTTCCTTGACGGTGCAGCTTCCATAGATCCGGCTATGTTGGATGGTGTTAAAGCTCTTGCGGAAACGATTCTTATCCTGACAGCCGCAAATATTTTGGATGGTCTGACCTCGTGGTTCACCGGCGGAAACTCACTATCCGGTTTTGCTGAAGAGATGGTTCCGTTCGGAAAAGCTATGAAACAATTCTCTGATGAAATCAGCGGTATTGATGGAGAAGCAGTTTCCAATGCTGCAATCGCAGGTAAGGCACTTGCAGAGATGGCAAGCACCGTTCCGAACAGCGGCGGCGTAGTTGGCTTTTTTGCTGGCGAAAACGATATGGATGACTTTGGCGAACAGCTTGTACCTTTCGGCAGAGCAATGAAGGATTTTTCTGACGCTGTTTCCGGACTGAAAGCCGATGTCATTCAAAATAGCGTTACCGCAGGTCAGGCTTTGCTTGAACTTGCGAATACGGTGCCGAATACGGGCGGTGTTGTATCCTGGTTTACGGGAGATAATGACCTTGAAACCTTTGGAGAACAGCTTGTCCCGTTTGGTACAGCAATGAAAAACTATTCTTTGGCTGTTACAGGATTGGATGCATCTGTCGTCACAAACTCTGCAAATGCAGCTAAAGCTCTGGTTGAGCTTTCAAACAATTTGCCGAATAGCGGCGGTATCGTATCCTGGTTTACCGGTGATAACGATATTGCAAGTTTCGGCGTGCAGTTGGTATCTTTCGGTCAGTCATTCGCTTCATACTACAACAGCGTCAGCGGAGTGGATGTGGCTAAGTTAAGTGGAGTAGTTGTTGAGTTCAGAAATCTTGTGGACTTAGCAAACGGCATTAAGAGTGTTGATACAAGTGGAATGTCTACATTTGCTCAGAATCTTACGAATTTGGGTAATGCTGGTATCGATGGCTTCATCAATGCCTTTACGAATGCTAATTCCCGTGTGAGCACTGCTGCAAACACAATGATTACCGCATTCATCAATGCTGCTAAAGAACAGCAAGGTAATTTGGCAAGTACCTTCACTACCATGATTAACGGAATTGTTACTGCTTTTATAAGCAAATACAGTCAGTTCACAATCATTGGACAGACCACGATGACAAATCTCATTGCTGGCATTCGAACAAAGAATCAGCTTGCGAAAGATGCCTTTGTTCAGATCATCAACAGTTGTCTGACAGCAATCCGAAATAAGTACGCTGACTTCTATAACGCCGGTAAATATCTTGTTGAAGGGTTTGCCGCTGGCATTACTGCCAACACATACATGGCTGAAGCAAGCGCAATAGCTATGGCAAGAGCAGCGGCAGCGGCAGCAGAAGCGGAACTCGACATCAACTCACCGTCTAAAGTTGGCTATCGAATCGGTGGATTCTTTGGCATGGGCTTTGTCAATTCTCTGATTGACTACACCGATAAGTCTTACGATGCCGGTGCATCTGTTGCAAAATCGGCTAAGGAAGGACTCCGCGACACAGTTTCCAAGATCGGTGACTTCATTGAAAACGGAATTGACTCTCAACCGACGATTCGACCGTTGCTCGATCTGTCCGATGTAACAGAGGGTGCTGGTAGATTATCAGCGCTTCTGAGTCGAAATCAGGCAATGAAGATCAGCGCTGGCATGGAAAGTGAGGGTACTGGTATCGTTCAAAATGGCGGTACTACGCCTACCTCCGGAAACAACTACAATTTCACACAAAACAATTATTCGCCTAAGGCACTGTCGAGGATTGATATTTACCGTCAGACGAAGAATCAGTTCTCGGCGTTGAAAGGATTGGTGGAAACATGATTCATTCATTCGCTATCACCAATTACTTAGGTGATAGAATCAAACTTGACTTGAGGGAGCCTGAGGTTTCGGGCTTCCTCATTAAGTCTGTAACTGGTTTAGGTCCGGTTAAAGCAACTGTCAACACGACAGAAGTCGTTACCAATGACGGTTCCATGTTTAACTCTGCCAGATTGAGTCAGAGAAACATCGTTTTTCAACTCGTATTCGTTGACACAGTCTATGGTGAAACCGTCGAGGATGTACGACAGAAGTCCTACAAATACTTTCCGGCAAAGAAAAATATTGAGATCGTCATCGAAACCGATAATCGATATGTACGAACAAGCGGTTATGTGGAATCGAATGAACCAAACATTTTTAGCTCGCGGGAAGGGACATCGATCTCAATCATTTGTCCTGACCCGTTCTTCTATTCAGCTGGCGAGGATGGAAACAATGTAACGGATTTTTACAGTATTGACCCGATGTTTGAATTTCCGTTCTCAAACGAGTCTCTGACGGAACCCTTGCTTGTATTTGGTGAAATTCAGATCAAGACGGAGGGTGTTATCACTTACTATGGTGATGCCGAAATCGGTGTAACGATCTATATTCATGCAATAGGGCCGGCAAGCAACATCAACATTTACAATACGGAAACCAGAGAAGTCATGAAGATCGATACCGTGAAGCTCCAAAAGCTGACTGGAAAGGGTATCGTCGCAAGTGATGATATCGTCATTAACACCTCAAAGGGTGATAAGAGCATTACCTTGATTCGGGAAGGTGTTTCTTACAACATCCTGAACTGTCTGGACAAAAATACTGATTGGTTTACTCTGGCGAAGGGCGATAACATTTTCGCCTTCACTGCCGACAGTGGGGTTACCAATCTCCAGTTCAGAATCGAAAACAAAGTTATCTATGAGGGGGTATAACCGTGGAACTTTTGGTCTTAAACACCGACTTCGAGTCTGTAGCCGTCATAGATACTTATGAATCCATGATATGGACTGATCGATACAACTCATATGGAGATTTCGAGATCTTCTTCGCTATGGATACACATCTCTTGCAATATTTGAAGGAGGATTACTATCTGTGGCTGAAGGATTCGGAACACTGTATGATTATCGAGGACATCAAGATCAATGCGGACACAGAGGAAGGAAATCATCTTATTGTGACCGGGAGATCACTGGAGTCTATTCTTGAACGTCGTATCATCTGGGGACAGCGAGTCTTTAATGGAAATCTTCAAAATGGCGTTCAGACCATGTTAAATGAGTGTATCATTTCTCCGTTTATTGCTGATCGTAAGATTCCCAACTTTGTGTTCGTACCTTCTACCGATCCTAAAATCACAAGCCTGAAAATCGATAACCAATACACAGGTGACTGCCTGTATGATGTCATTAAAGGACTCTGTGAGGAGAATAATATAGGGTTCAAGATCGTGCTTACAGATGAAAATAAGTTTGCATTCAGTCTGTATGCCGGCGTTGATCGCTCTTATGAACAGACGGAAAATCCGTATGTTGTTTTCTCTCCAAACTTTGAGAATATCATCAACAGTAACTACTATTCATCCAGAGCGAGTTTTCGAAATGTAACTCTTGTCGCAGGAGAAGGTGAAGGAGCATCAAGGCGAACTGCTATTGTTGGCTCAGCCTCCGGACTTGACCGGCGTGAGCTTTTTACAGATGCTCGCGATATTTCATCTGACACTGAGGGCGGAACACTCTCCGATGCGGAGTATATGGCACAGCTTCAAACAAAAGGATTGGAGAACTTGGCAGACCATATTATAACCACGGCATTCGAAGGAGAAGTTGAAGTTACTCGCCTATTCAAGTATGGTGAAGACTTCTTTATTGGAGACATCGTTCAAATCGCCAATGAATATGGCAATGAGGGATCGGCTTACATTTCGGAACTGGTTATCTCAAACAGTGAGGAAGGATTATCGATTTATCCGACCTTCAAAACTATTTCAAAGTAAGGAGGGAGAAACTGAATGAGCGTATCAAGCGGATTTTTCAATTCACTTAACGGTGACCGCAAATACAATGCCGCACAGATGTCGGCAATTTTTGACGGACTTATCATCGATGGTGTATTCGCTTCTATCGGAACGGCCTTTGCAGTGAAGGCGGCAGGTGGTCTAACCGTGAATGTCGGTGTCGGCAAAGCCTGGTTCAATCACACATGGACAGTCAATGACAGTATTCTGCCGATGACCGCCCCGGAAGCAGAGGTGCTTCTTGATCGTATTGATGCCGTGGTTCTGGAAGTAAACGGAATGGAATCAGTTCGTGATAACACTATCAAATTTGTCAAGGGTAATCCGTCCAGTGCACCATCGAGACCGACTTTGACGAACGAGGGAAATGTCCATCAGTACCCTCTCTGTTATATTTACAGAAAATACGGCACTGCGGTCATCAACCAAGCTGATATTACCCCTATGGTTGGCACAGAATCTACGCCGTTTGTGACCGGCATTCTTCGGACGATCAGTCTGGATGAGCTGCTTGGCAAATGGCAGGACGAACTGGATCAGTTTGTTAAAGACGAAACTGCCGATTTCGATTCGGATTATCAGCAATTGAAGCGTAACATGGAGGCTGCCGCTGCAGTGTTGACTGAATGGACAAAAGGTGAACAGCAGACATTCCTCGATTGGTTTGAATCTATGCGAAATCAGCTAAGCACAGACGCCGCTGGCAATTTACAGCTTCAGCTGGATAAGATGAAACTCGAGAGCATTCTTACGAACGGGTTTTCTGGTGGTACAAAAGTATTTTCGGACGATGGCACTACAATCACCTCGACGGATAACGACGGCGCCGTTCTGGTGAAGATGTTTACGGATGAATTTACGAAATGTACATCAACGCTTAAAGATTCCAACGGTTCTCTGGTGGCTACGCTAGTAAAGACATTTTCTACAGATGGTAGAACAATATCAAGTACCATCACATTTTTTTGATGTTTTAAATGAAAGGAGATTTCAAAATGGCAGAAGAAGATTTAATCTATGGCAAAAATCGGCATTTGTTTGGCGGTATCGAGCCTTCTAATATGATCTCATTCAATGCAGTGTCGAGTTATCAGGCAAGTTCCGGCAAGGCTCGCATTAAAATTATTGCAGAATTACCGAAGGAAACAACGATTAACGGTCAGACATTATGTACGATTGCAGGCGCGATCATTCGTAAAAAAGAAGGCAGTTATCCGAAAGATGAGTTCGATGGTGCATTACTGGCAACTCTGACAGAAGATGGTTTCGTCAATGACGATGATGTTACAATCGGAAAAACGTATTATTACGCAGCATTTCCTTATACAGAACAGGGAGTGTATAACCGTAGTAAAAAAAATCGTGCAGTGACGAAAGCACAGACTTACACCTATTTATATGGGTATGACTTAAAAACAAATGATTCTAATCCCGCCACACGAGTTACATATCCGTCGGATGTAGATAATGCATCGTATGCCGCCGCTGGTATGAATTTCACATCAAGCAAATTCGGTTATGGCGGATGGCCAAGCACTCCCGGAGAGAAATTTATGCCTAGACCATGTATGCTGGGTTTTGATGGTGTTGTAAAAGAATATTTAGATCCGGATGATTACACCAAGAAAACCGATGGAAGCACATCAAACGTCACAAAGACAGCGTTCACCGGAAATGCGATGATGGAATGGCCTAAAATTTATACCCACAGGGAATTTGTGAATGGTATCTATAAATTTAGATGCTCCGATATTCCACTTGGTGATGATTGGGATTGCTGGTGTAATTATGATAAGAACGACAATATTATTGAACATTTCTATACCCCGATTTATTTTGGTTCAAATGTTGGAAACGTGCTGCGATCTATTTCGGGTCAGAACCAGTGTATTTCTCAATCAGCTCAGACCGAAATCAATTTTGCAGTCGCGAATGGCGATGGTTGGTATACCGAGGTACTGGCGGATAGACTCTTGATTCAGGATCTTTTAGTTATGATGGCAAAGAGTACAGAATTACAGTCTATTTATGGAACTGGCAGATGTAGCGGCGACAGTGGTAATCCGATTGGACTGGGGGCAATGAATACCAAGGGGCTATTCTGGGGAGATAAGACCCGGACGAATGGTGTAAAGGTATTCGGAATGGAAAATTGGTGGGGAAATCTTAGTAGAAGAACAGCTGGGTGGATTAACGATAAGGGAACACAGAAAATCAAAATCACAGAGGGAACTCACGATGGATCTACGATTAACGGATACAATTTGGATGGTTCCGGTTATATCGCATTGTCTGAAGCAACTCCATCTGGAACAACTAGCGGTTACATCAGTGAAATGAAAAATGATCTTGCATTTGGGCGAATTCCGGTTAAAGCAAGTGGTTCTGCTACAACATATGAAGCGGATGGTCTGTGGTTTAACAATGCTCTAACGTGTTACGCTAGAGCCGGTGCCGCCCGGAACTCTGCGTTGGCTGATGGTCCGATGGCCGCCATGCTGCTATATGATGCGGTGAGTAAGGGTGGGGACGTTGGGGCTGCTCTTTCTTGTAAGCCGCTTGCGGTTTAGGAGAGGACTGGAAAACCTTTGGGTGGCTAATAGCACCAATACATATCCAGGAAAAGGAGGAATCATATGGAACCTAAATATGTATATTCGGAAAGCACTGTAAAACCAACCGCAATTGAGGTCGGAGTATCAAGTGTATATCTGAGAAAAGATATTGCAGAAGAAGTTCGAACTATCATGAACGATGAAAAAGTTACGTACTATACATTTCAGGAAGCTGTTATGACAATCGAAGAGTTCAATACATATGCAAACACTCTGGCGTCAATTAACGCAGTAAAAGATGTAAATAACGCATCAAATATTTTGCTATTGCTTGCAGGTCAGAATTCTGGTGATACGAACCAGATGACCATAATGGAAGCAATTGCTGATTTATATGATGCGGTGGCAAGTTTGTCGGCATAGGAGGAAAATCAAAATGGTCAGTTTGTATTGTACGCTCATCATCAACAAAAGAAAGACTTTTACAGATGTGCCAGTTAATTTTCAGGCAGCGGTTGAAGAAAAACTTCGGGAACTTGGCTACGACACCAATGGTGATCCATTACCAGTAGAGGCGTAGCTATGATTATATTTTTATTACACTTAATAGGAGGTATTGACATGGTAGCACTGTATGTAGCACTCATCATCAACGGCCGTAGAACGTTTGCACAGGTTCCGGCAAAATTCAAGGACGCTGTAAAGGCAGATCTTGAAGCTCTGGGTCTGGATGAAAATGGAAACCCTGTAGATATTTAAAAGGGGAAGAAAGGATGGAACCATGGTTTCAGGTTGTGCTCACAATCTTTAGCTCAGTTCTTGCATCTTCTGGGCTGTGGGCTTATTTGCAAAATAAAAGTGAAAAAAAAGATGTTAAAACGGAGATGCTTATTGGATTGGCACATGACAGGATTATGTATCTCGGAATGTCATATATTGATCAAGGTTACGTAACTCAGGACGAATATGAAAATCTGAGAGTGTATCTCTATGAACCCTACGAACGTATGGGCGGGAATGGTTCAGCAAAGCGAATTATGCAGGAGGTGGACAAACTCCCGATTCATAAATTTATAGAGAGGGAGGAAGAACACAATGAGCATGAGTAACAAGATCACTGATAAAGAAAAATAATGAAAGTGTTATGGAGGACGAAACATTATGGCAAATTTGAATGTAAACAAAGTCATTTACGGTGGTGATGTCCTTATCGATCTTACTGGCGATACTGTCAGTGCAGATAAGATCCTTAAAGGTATTACTGCTCATGATAAGAGCGGTGCAAAGATCACCGGTGAATGTACATACGACAGCGATACTTCCGACGATACAGCAGCCGTTGCTGAGATTCTTGCCGGTAAGACCGCACATGCAAGAGGTGGTAAACTCACAGGTACCATGAAAAATAATGGTGCTGTCAAAGGAGTCATTTCAACCGTTGCTGGGGAATATACAGTACCGCAGGGATATCATGATGGTTCTGGTAAGGTTGCTATTGACGCAACTGAGCAGGCAAAACTTATTGCCGCCAATATTCGAGAGGGAATTACGATTCTTGGCGTAGAGGGTAGCATGTCTGGTTCTGAGGATATGAAGCCACAGACGAAAGAAGTTACCCCGTCAAAAGCAGAACAGACAATCATTCCGGAGGAGGGATATAACTGCTTATCCCAGGTTACAGTTAAGGCAATCCCGTATGTGGAAACCGATAATTCTGCTGGAGGAAAGACCGTTACGATCGGATAAGGAGGTCTTGTTAGATGGCTGCGAATAAAATTGTATTCGGCAATAAAGTTTTGATCGATCTTACCAGCGATACGGTATCAGAATCCAATTTATTAAAAGGGTTTAAAGCGCATGATAAAACCGGGATGCAGATTATTGGTACGTATGAAGCAGAAGAACTGATTGGGAATATCTTGGAAAATGGATTTGCATCTGGAGATATTACATACGAAGAAACGACGGATACAATTACAGCCACCAATAATACAACCGGTCAGGTATTAACAAAGCGTTTTTCTGGTAATACAGTTGTTGTAGAATTAACCCAATCGAATTTAGTAGTTGGAACCCTTGTACGAACGTATGACGAAGACTACACAACTATAACCTCGGTAAATAGCTACACTGGACTTACTACTATAAAAACTTTTGATTACGAAAAGCAGAAAGTAACGATCGTAACACAAAATAGTTCCGGACAAACAATTAAAAGCATTACGAAACATTTCTGAATGCTAAATAAAAAGAAAGAGGGCGTGTGTAATACATTCCCTCTTCTTTTTTTCTCAGTATGCGGGTTACGATTAAAAAGTTTATGATTGCCTTCAGAATGGAGGTGGTCATGATGCATAATAAATATTTATTATCAATTAAAGAAGCGTCAAATTTGTTTGGCATAGGACAGCATCGATTACGGGAGATTGTTCAAAATGATTACGAATGTCGATATCATTTGATGATTGGACGTGTGATAAGGATAAAGCGAGAACCATTTGAAGAGTTTATAAGCAAAGTAGAACAGATATAACTTATCGACATAATGCCTCGAATGTGCTATTATTTAAAAGTATTCGTTCGAGGCACCTTTTTGTATGGAGGGCTGAGAATATGGCAAATAAAGCAACAAGTGAAAAGAATAAACCAGCCAGGAAAAAACTTCGGGATAATGAATACTATAATCCGAAATCGAAGCGATATGAGTATCATTACAGAGATATCCTTGGAAAAGACCGGGTAATCAGCTCGTATCGGCTGGAAGCAACAGATCAGTTACCAAAAGGGAGGCACGGAGGAAAGAGTCTGCGAGAAAAAGAAGCCGAATTAAATGCGCAGATCGACAACAACATTGATACGGATGGCGCAAAGCTTACGTTGTTGGAAGTGATCGACCGATATTTGGATAATCTTTATAATAGGAAAGAATTAAGTCCAAATACGAAGATGGGGTACAATGTAACGGTAAATACACTGAAAGAGTATCGACTCGGTCATATGGAAATAGGCAAGATCAAACCCGAGCATTGTGAAGACTGGCTTCGTGACATGAAGAAAAAATACAGAGGGTCTTCTATACAAACGCAGATAAGTCTTATCAAACGGACATTCGAGTATGCTATCGACTATGACTATATCGTAAAGAATCCGTTCAGACGAATTACTACAGACAGAAGCGACAGCAAATCGATGGAAGCACTAACAGTACAAGACATGAATCGTTTTCTTGAATTTTGTTCAATCGATTCGCACAGCAGACATTGTTATGACATGATTTATATTTTGTTCTGGACAGGATTAAGAGCATCAGAATTGTGTGGCTTGACGTTGGATGATATTGATATGAAGAAACGGATGATTCGGGTGGAGAAACAGCTTCTATGTCTGAATCACGAGCATGTTGTCAGAAAACCGAAGACGTCGAATGGCATACGATATATCCCAATGACAGATGGTGTACATGAAAGATTCGAGAGTGTGCTGAAGAATCGATATTTGAAGGGCGACCTTGAACCGGTATGCTTTGACGAGCGTGGTAATGCTTATGAGGGATTTGTATTTCTTGCTACAAGGAGCCGCAAAACAATCGTACGTGCCCATGTGGAAGAATACCTGCAGAATTGTATCAAGCGGTTTAATAATGAGAACCCGGGTAACCCAATTCGGAAGTTTGAACCTCATATTTGCAGACATACGTTTGCTACCAATATGCAGACACTTACACCAAAGACGCTTCAATATATTTTGGGACATGGCAATATCAGCACGACGATGAATTGTTATGTCGATGCAAAACCGGGAGAGCAGCAGTTGACAGAGATTAACGAGCTTGCAAATACCATGGCAGCTATTTAG